CAGCAGTAACCGTAGCGGAAGTACCTGTACCATTCAGAGTGTCCGGTGCTTTCATCAAGATGTTTCCAACTTCCGGTATGTGCCTGTAACCAGTACGAGCAATCAGAACTTCTGTTCCTGCGGCTTCCACAATCTTTGCTACTTCAAAAGTCTTCATCAGAATTACAACAGCATTGTCACTATCATTTGTAGTACCGCCATTGTATCTATATTCTACCAAGTCACCAGCGTACATCTTTCCCCTTCCCTGAAAGGGATTCTGAACTACACCACCGGTAGTCGGGAAAACGAACTGGTTCTTTATGCCCTGCAATTTTACGAAGACGTATCGAGTCCCCCCGATGCTTCCTCTTTTCTGTACAAGTGCCGTACCTAAGAATACGCCACCATACATGAAATCGTTAAAATCGTTTTCGTTCATTTTATTATTCTTTTTTAGGTTTCAAGTCGCTCCAAAGTTCCTTCTCATCCAAGATGGGTTCTCCCTTTGGGGTTTTGGGAGTAATGATAGAAGGAATCTCAGCCTTCGATTTGTTGTAAATCTTTAAATAAGATTCAGTCTTCTTGTCTACATCGAAATCTTCGGTAATGTTGATTTCAGAAATGAACTCGTTTGCCCATTCTTTGTCAACTCCCTTTTCTCCCAATTTCGACAAAAGTGTACTTCTCAAAGAGCCGATTTTCTCCTTTCTTTCCTTCTCAGCAAGCTGCGCTTCCAACCGTTCCAAACGTTCCTGAATAGGGTCTTTCTTGTTTTTGTCCTTATCCGGGTCAGGATTTGGGTCAGGGTCGGGATTAGGATTTAGAGGATTCTTTTCCTTATACATTTTTACGAAATCTGCGTTATCCTTTTCAACATTGGCGTTTTGCGTACTTACAATAGGCAAAGCGGCTTTGAAGAAAACATCCAACTCAGTTTCATCGTTTGCAAGTAACGGCATTAGGGTGTCTAATGTGGTGTTAATGCTTCTTTCTGTCAAACGCAGGGTTTTCCCGCCTTTGGTCAGTTCACCTTTGAGTTTTTCAAAGGCTTCTTGTTTCGTAAACTTCATAGTTTCTCCCAATTAGTTAATAATTCACACACAAAATAAAGCATTATTGACAAGTTTAAAGTTGGTTGAAATGAGAAATTAGTTCATATATGAACCAGTTTATTATATTTGTGAATTTTTTCAAACAGAAAGAAAGCTATTTTTGTGGTTATAAAGATATGGAAAAGGAGGAAGTAAAAAATAAAGCGAAAGTGTTTAGACCCCAAGCTGGTGGTCAAGAAGCATTTGTTAGATCAAACGTAGATGTTTGCTTCTTTGGAGGCGTATTGAACTGCGGTAAGAGCTTCGGTGCTATTTTGTCTGTAGCTGAATGGTCTAAGATACCTCGTTTCCGTGCTGTTTTCACTCGTAGAAATCTACAAGACACCAAAGCTGGTGGTGGTATGGTAGATGAATTTAAAAACGTTTATGGTGATAGCGTTAAATCCAAGGAAACAGATAGTCCTCGTATAACTTTCCCTTCTGGTGCTTTTGTAGACATTACACATATTGCTGATGAAAATCCTAAGAAGTTGATGGAACGTGTCAAAGGATGGCAGTATGATATGGTATATATGGATGAGTTAACATCCTATGAGTGGTCTACATTCAATACAATTATTACCCGTAACCGTGGTTCGGCTGGTATCGGTTCAAAGATACGTGGTACAACCAATCCCAAGAAGTCTCACTGGCTTCGGACATTCCTCAAACCTTATATTGGATATGATGGCTTTATCCGTCCTGACATGGATAGAAAGGTGCTGTATTTCTTCATTGAAGGTGAAACTGTTGATACTGTTGTTTGGGGAGAAAGTAAAGAAGAGGTATATCAGAAATGTAAGATATCCATAGACCGTAAACTGAAAGCCGTTAATAAAGGAGTGGTCAAGTTTTCCTATGAGAACTTGATTAAATCCTTCTGTTTTATATTAGGTAATATAAGTGAAAACGTTGCTTCATTAGGAGATAATAAAGACTATATTGGTAGTGTTGCTGCATCTGGTGGAAAGCGTGGTCAAATACTTTTGGAAGGTAACTGGAACGTAGACGAAGACGACGATTCAGAAGCTCCTATACCTTCTTCTGTAGCTAGAGAGACATTTATGACTGACCCACAGAGAAATGGGGATAGATGGATTACAGCCGACTTAGCGGATTATGGAACAGACAATCTGGTAGCAATCGCATGGGATGGACTGCATATCTTGGATGTTATGATTTTGGGGAAGACGACACCTCGAATGAATGCTGAAAGATTATTATCATTTGCAGAAAAATGGGATATAGCCAACACTCATATTATATTTGATGGAACAAATGCCAGATACATGTCTGACTATATACCAGATGCTCTTCCTTTCCTTTCAAGTAATGCTCCTTGTGGAATGTATGCTCGTTCTGCATATCTATTAAAAGATGAGTGCTATCTCCGTCTAAGATTTCTTATTAATGAAGGCATGTTGTCGTGGGATGATGAAGTTGCTTCAAGACGCTATTATCATTCCAAGATGAAAGAAGAGATTAGCATACAGACAGAGTTTATCGAGGAATGTTCCGTTGTCCGGTTCAAGCAACAGTTCAGTGGAAAGTTCCGTCTTTTAAGTAAGAAGGAAATGAATCAGATGCTAGGTAAAGGGCGTTCTATGGACTTACTTGACCCTATAGCTTACCGGATGCTTCCATTGTTAGAATATAAATATGGAGAAGAGTTGACTCAAACAGCTAAGTTTGATGAACCGGAAAAAAGTATTATTACTCATAGAAGAGACAATATATATAATCCAAGTTTTTGGGCATAGGAGGTACAAATGAATTTAGAAGACATTAAAGATACAATCAACGCAGGGAAGAAGCTGAAACATAACATTTCAGTCCGGGACATTTCTTATGTTCTTCTTCTAAATAGTTTTGATGATAATAAGATTGCATTCAAAGCGATTTGGGGCAATGAAAGTGATGAAGAAGACATGAAAGAATATATGTCTTCCAAAAAGATAATCTTTCTACAAACTTATCTGAAAGCATTAAATAAAGATGAGAAAGAAGAAGTAAAATCTCCTGTTAAAGTAGAAAATTTAGCAGAAGACATTACTTTTGAGGAAAATAAGGCAGAACTTATTAAGTTGCTAAGTGATGTGAAGACAGAGTATATAGAGGGGAAATTGGATGCGAAAGATGCTCTCAAAATGCAGATTGATATTCGAACCAAACTAAATGACAAGTTCGGCACAGAAGAGAAAGAAGATAAGGATTGCGTTGTAGTGGTTGAACCTAAGTTCAATTATATTTGTCCCTATACCCAAAGAGAATGTTATGTAAACAGTAAAGAACAATGTATGAAACGGTACAATTTAATTGAAAAGGAGACAAACAATGGCTGATTATAAAGAACAAATAAAGTATTTGATTGACAATCCGGATGAGTTGCTTCAAAAGAAGCCATTCTTTAGAGGGGTTGTAGACTATAGTAGTTTATGGAATCACACACGTGAAGTATCCATCAACCAAACAGTAAGGGCGGAATTGCCTAAATTTAAAAAGAAGGTTATCTCACAACAACAATTTCTGGAAGAACTAGACCCTCAGTGCCACAAAGTCCTCTTTGACCAGAATGTCCCTTCTATTACCATGAAGTTGGATAACGGTAGCTATGTGGAGATTGAATATCAAAAAATGGCTGTATCTTATCAGAAGAACATAAAAGATAAGCAGGTTCTTCATCTGTGTGGGAATGACATGCTATTTACTCTTATGGAAACGCAGCCTTCTGAACAACAAGCTAAAGACTTCATTACTTTTAAACAATATTGGAGATTACGTAATCAGGATGGCATGAAGACTAAACTGGTTGATGCTCAATTGTCTGTAGGTGATGCAGGTTTACTTTACTACTTTGACAATAAAAAGAGAATCAAATGCCGTCTCTTATCTTTTATGGATGGATATATCCTGTGTCCTCACAATGACGATAATGGAGACCGGATATTAGAAAGTGTCTACTACACCGATGGAGAGACGGAATATATTGATTCTTACGACGACACATATGTTTACCACCATAGCAATAGCGGTCTGGATGCAGCCGATAAAGGATGGAAACTGGAAAGTGTAGAAGTTCATGGTTTTTCCGAAATACCTTTAGTAACAAAACGTGGAGATGTTGCATGGAACAATGCACAAAGCATCATTGAAGCATACGAAGTGTTATATAACATATTCAATGTCATTCAGAAACGTCATGGTTGGGGTATCCTCTATATTAAAGGTCGTTTCGATGATAGCGGAAAGACGATAGCGGGTAGCGTAATTCTAAACGATAGGTCTATGAATGCAGAAGGGGATGCTAAATTCCTGTCTCCCCCATCTCCACAAGGCTATCTGGACACTCTTCAATTGCTGGAAGAAACTATTCAGAAATGTTCCAGCACGACCTTTATTCTTCCCAAAGACATTAAAATGTCCGGTGATATATCCGGCATTGCGATTATGATGTCTATGTCAATGGATATTGAAAACGCATTGCAAAAAGTTATTGACTACCAAAATGTTGCCGATAAAATGTGTCGTCTGTTCAAAGAAGGATTGGCTAAAGAATTGGTTGAGAAAAAGATACAATCAACAGCGGTAACAGACTTTGAACAATTGAACATCAATGCTTCTTTCAAAGTATGGAGACCACAGTCAGATACCGAATTTGCATCTATGCTTGTGAATTTAAAGACAAATGGTATCATATCCGAAGAAACAGCCACAGAAGAAAGTCCAGTTTCTGCTCCTGATGAAAAAGAACGCAGGAAAAAAGAGGTAGAGTTGCAAGAACAAAGAGAAATAGAAAAAGAAGAGAGAAGTGCTAAATTAGCGGCTTCTAAGAGCAATAATAATGAAAAATAATTAGTATCTTTGGGTACTATCTAAAACTCTATTTTATGGATTGGCAAAGCATCATAACGATTGTAAGTGTATTATTAGGTGGTGGTGGAGCGATTGCTCTATATAAAGCTAAACCTGAGAAGGTTTCTTATGAAATAAAGAATCTGCGTGAAATCATCGAAGAGATAAAGAAAAATCGAGATGAGGACAAAAGAGAGAATAGAGAAGAAATCGAGAGACTTAATCTTAAAATAGGAAAGTTAGAATTAAACGATGATATCAAGTCCAGAGCCATTTCAAAATGGCTCACTTGCCATTTTATACCAAGGGAAAGTAATTGTCCTGTAGCTGAATTTATCGAGAATGCAGAAAAGATTATTCAGAAGAAAACAGAACAGATTAACAATATAAAAGAAAAGAGAAATAATGAGCAAGCAATTAGTTAAAATCTTCACCTATGTAGACGGAGTGAATGATACTCCTTTTCCAAATGAAGAGAATCAATTAATTATTCCTGAGTATTCCTTTAGTGATATCCGCATGGGTTCTGTGAACCTAACCGCTACTGCAATGTATCCGACCTGTTTGGATGATAAATGGGTTACAGGAAAACAATATGCTGATTTTCGTGGTGAGAGATATTTTATAGTTAAAACTCCGTCTTCTTCCAAATCAAACGACGATGTTCGATATAAACATGACATTGAATTCGTTTCTGAAAGAAACATCTTGGAGACTATTTATTTCTATGATGTTGTATCTGATAACACTTCGGTAGACCGATATGTAAGTAATAGCACAAAGGTATTGTTCTACGGAGATGTGCATGAACTGGTTGCTCGTTTGAATTATTCTCTGGAATATAGTCAGGTATCCTACCGAGTTGTCGTTGATGCAGGCATTACTTCCGAGGTTAAGCAGGTCTCTTTAGAAGATGTGTTTGTCTTTGATGCTATACAGGAGATTTTCAATATCTTTGAACTTCCTTTTTATTTCGTAGGAAAGACATGTCATGTTGGCTTTACGGATAATGCCATTACTCATACATTCCGGTATGGAAAAGATTATGAGTTGCTTTCCATCAATAAGACAAATGCCAATTATAAAATAACCAACCGAGTTACCGGAACGGGTAGTTCGGATAACATTCAGTTCTATTATCCAAATCCAAGCAACGACCGGGCAGCGATTGAAGCGGCAGGCGGGAAATGGATAACTCCGGCTGGCACTCTTATGCCTCCTATCTATCGAGATACGGACGGTGCAGAACGTTTCTATAATGCAATTAATAAAAGGTATATCAATCCAGAAACAGGAGAATACTATGTCTTTGAGAATGAATTTACAACAGCTAATCAGAAGGAACAAATTGTTACTTTTGAAGATATAAAGCCTACAATTAAAAACACTCTCAATGCTGCCGGTTTACGCATAGACGAAATTATAGATGTAGCTTTTGACAAGGACGATAACGATGAGGTAGACGAAAGCACCGGAGATTATGTTCATTCTTACTTCTATGTAAAACTGAACCGTTTTAGTGGAGACTACGGATTCAACTTATTCGAACAACCGATTGTAGGTAGCGACGCTTCTATTGTAATGACAAGTGGAAATTGTAATGCTTGTACATTCCAAATTGGAGTTATAGAAGTAGAAGAAGATGGAAAGAATGTTTTTAAGAATCCGGTACAAGTTGACAAAAATGGCAATATTGCAGAAGGTAACTATGCCGATAAAGTAAAGCCTAATAACATACAAGCCAACCAGCAAGATACTACACAGAATGAGGTATGGATTGCTTTGAAAAAAGACAATACTACCTTTGGTATGGTAATGCCGAATAAGAATGGAAATATCAGACCTTCCTATGGGGACAGCTTTGTTATCACAAACATTGATATGCCGCAGACCTATATCTACAAGGCAGAGAATGAATTGGAAGAAGCTATCCTTAAATACATGGCTAACAATAATAGTGAAAAGTTCACGTTCTCTATTAAGTTAAGTCGTATCTTCCTTGCTGAAAATCCGGCTATAGAAGCACTGATTAATTCAAGTGCACGTATTGATTTAGAATACAATGGCAAATATCATCAACTTTATGTATCCAGCTATACTTATCGTTCAGATAGTGAAGTTCTACCGGAAATTACGATTGAACTGGCAGATACACTTACGATAAGTAAGAACTCCATTCAGACCAGCATTGATTCTGTCAAGCAGGATATAATGAATACTATTGGAGGTGTAGACTTCTTGAAACAAGGTCTGAAATACTTCCTTCGTAAAGATACGGAAGATATTGCACGTTTCTTTATTTCTTTCCTGAGAGGTATCAAGATTGGTAACTATGTATCCGGTGGAGACATTGGCGGTATATTTGCTGTTGATGGGAATGGAAAGACATTCATTGAGACTGACTTCTTAAAAGTACGTATGAAAGCCTACTTTGAGACGTTAGAGATTATCAATACCGGTAGTATTGCCGGACGGCAGATTATCACTCCCGGTGGCTCTATCAAATGTATTAAGGTAGTAGACCGAGAGGAAATAATTAACGAAGATGGAGAAAAAGAAGAAAAGGTATGGAACTTCTACCGGTGCTATTTCCTCGCTGAACAAGATGGAGTAAAGGTAGAGAATCGTTTCCGTAAAAACGACCAAGCTCTTTCACAGGACTTCAACATCAAAGAGGGTGTTTATGAAAATGTTTCCAATCACTATTATTGGAGACTGGTTGTGGGCGTAGGCGATGATTATATTGACTTGTCCAAGACCGATGCAGATACAAAGAGTGATGCTCCGGCTATAGGCGATGTAATCTGTCAATTAGGTCACAGAGACGACAAAGTACCAGAACGACAGAACGCCATGATATTTAGTGCGGTGGATTTATATTCTCCGTCTTTAACCATGTATGCCGGCATTAACTCCTATTCCTATGTGAATAAGGATTACATCTCTTATGGCGTTGATAAGACGACCAACAAAGCCTTTATGAATGTCTATGGAGATACTTATATTGGCGATAGAAATCGTACTTCTTATATGGAATTTAAGACCGGAAAAGGTCTGAAAATAAAAGGTCAATTGGAGGTAGGCTCAACCATCGGAAATGGTTCAACCATTGAAGATGCTTTAGACAAAGCGACTCAGGATGCTATTGATGCAGCTACCGAAGATTTGACTAACTATGCTAAAGAGGTAACAGAAAGCCTGAATAACATTCAATATCAAATAGATGGTCAAATTGAAAGTTTCTTTGAAAAATATAGCCCAACTCTGACGAATAAACCTGCCGTTGATTGGACTACCGAGGAATTAAAGAAACAACATGCCAATGATACCTTTACCAACATTGATACAGGCGAAAGCTGGAAATGGGTAAAAGATGGTACTACTTGGAAATGGAGTGTCATTGAAGATACAGCTACTTTGAAAGCATTGGCTGCGGCATCCAAAGCACAAGATACGGCAGACGGAAAGCGTAGAGTGTTTGTTGTTAAACCTACTACTGAACAGGCTTATGATGTCGGAGACTTATGGGTAAATGCAACGTATGGTACGACTTATCACAATGATATTCTTAGAGCCAAGACAGCGAAGAAAGCCGGAGAAGCATTTAATATTTCTCATTGGGAATTGGCTTCTAAATATACCGATGATACCAAGGCGAATGAAGCTGCGGAAGCGGCTGCGGCAGCACAAGAAGCTGCGGAACAAGCTGCAACGGCTGTGGATAATTTGAATACCTACGTGGATGGTGCATTTAAGGATGGTGTGATTGAAGAATCCGAAGCACAAGCCATTGAGAAATATATAAACATCGTAGACAACGCTAAGAAAACAACTGATGCTGCCTATACTAAATTGTATGCAAATACATATCTTACAGGAGCAGCAAAGACCGGATTGAAATCTGCCAAAGATAAGCTGGACATTGCGACCACTAATCTTATCAATTCAATCAACACTGCTATTGCCGATGGTCAGACTACAGTTGCAGAAAAGAACGATGTAGATGCTAAATTTGCAGCTTACAATACAGCGAATGAAGCCTTTAGCACCGCAGTGGAAGTGGCTAATGGTGCTATTCAGGATTTATTAAAATCTTATTCAGACCAAGCTAAAGAAGCTGCGGTTGCTGCACAGGCTGCGGCAGATGCAGCACAAGCAGCGGCAGACAGTGCATCGGATGCAGTAGACGATTTAAACGGATATGTTGATGGAGCGTTTAAAGATGGAGTCATAGACGAAGCGGAAGCTAAGGCTATAGAAAAGTACATCAATGTAGTAAATGGTTCTAAAGCAGCAACTGATGCTACATACACCAAACTGTACTCCAATAAATATTTATTAGGGACAGCAAAAGAAAACTTAAAGACAGCTAAAGATAAATTAGATGTTGCGACTACTGCCCTTCTTACCTCTATACAGTCTGCCATTGCGGATGGGAAGACAACAGCGGAAGAGAAAGCTGCGGTAGATGCGAAATATGCTGATTTTAATAAGGCTAATGAAGACTTTAACACAGCCATAGAAGCTGCAAATCTATCCATTCAGAACATGTTGAAGAGCTACGCTGATGCAGCATTAGCGGCAGCGGAGGCAGCGCAAACTTCGGCAGATGCAGCTAAGACAGCGGCAGATAATGCTGCTGGGGCAGTCGGAGACTTGAATGACTATGTAGATGGAGCTTTCAAAGACGGTATTATTGATGCTTCTGAGGCACAGGCAATAGAGAAGTATATCAATATTGTAAATAATACCAAAGGTGAAGTAAAGGCAACATTTGATAAACTATATGCCAATGTCTATTTAACTGGTGCAGCGAAGACCGGATTAAATTCAAGCTACACGGCTTTGAATACCGCCATCACAAATCTACTTAATTCAATTAATACCGCTATAGCAGATGGCAAAACAACGGCAGCGGAGAAAGCGGATGTGGATTCAAAATACGCTTCTTTCAACACTGCGTATTCTTCTTTCAATACAGCCGTAGAGACAGCGAACAAAGCCATTCAAGATAAATTGAAGACTTTTGCAGATGATGCTAAAGCCTTGGCGGAGTCTGCACAAGCTGTAGCGGATGCAGCAAAAGACAGATTAGATTCATGGGCTCAGGATGGAGTTATTTCACCTACCGAAAAACAAGGGATTAAAGATGAAATAGCCAGAATTAAAGCGGATAAAGATAATATTACCGCAGGATACAAATTATATAATCTGGGAGAAGCGACCGCTTACAATACAGCTTATACAGATTATTACAATAGTCTTTTGGCGTTGTCTGACACGACTAAAGAAACTATTGAGATACCAACCGATTTTGCGACCAAGCAGACTAAATATTATACCGAAAGGACTGCTGCGTTAAATGCGATTGCATCCGCTTCTAAGTCTGCGGTTGATGCTGCACAGGCTGCGGCAGATGCGGCTAAAAGTCGTTTGGACTCATGGGCAGCGGATGGGGTTATCTCTCCGGCTGAGAAACAAAGTATCAAAGATGAGAGGGCACGAATTTTAGCAGATAAGGCGGATATAACTACTGGATACACACGTTATAATTTAGGAACTCCCACAGACTATAATACAGCCTATACAGCCTACGATACGGCATTGGCTGCACTGTCAAAGGATACACCGGAGGTTATAACTATCCCTTCGGACTTTGCTACGAAGCAAAAGAATTATTATACCAAGCGTACTGCGGCTATTTCTGCAATAGATGCTGCTACAAAATCAAATGCCGATGCTGCGGCTGCTGCGGCTGCAAAAGCACAGGAAGATATTGATAACGTAAAGACCGATATCAATAAAATCAATTCCGATGTAGCCGGATTAAAGAACTTTACTGATGATGCTTTTGCTGATGGAGTAGTAGACCGTGGAGAGGCTTCTGCCATCGGTGCTTATCTGAAAAGCATTGCTACAGTTAAAGCCGATGTAGACAAGAGTTATACAGAAGTCTACGCTAATCCGTTACTTGCCGGAACAGCTAAGACTACATTGAACACAACTTATACGGCTTTTGAAAAAGCTGTAGAAGCACTTACTACCGTTATTGAAGCCGTTGTAGAAAAAGGGATAGCCGATGCAACCGACAGAGCTTCTGTAAATGGTAAATACGATGCTTTTAATACAAAGTACGGAGATTTCGTAAAATCTTTAAATGCTGCCAATACTTACATTCAAGACCAGATTGAGAGTAAGGCACAAAGCGCATTAGATGAAGCTATTAGCTATCGTTATTTAAGTAGAGCATTTGACGAATATACTACTATCAATGGTGGATTAATCCAAAATTCACTCAATGTTTTAGGATACACCAATGACAAAAAAGAATTTGTCGTACAAGCCGGAATGAGTGGTTTATATGATGCTTCTGCAAGAGGTGGAGGCATTGCTGCATGGTATGGTGGTTCAATGAAGGACTATTTCGATTATACCGATTTGGACAGACCGAAAGATGTAGCCAAAGGAGTTGACCGCATGGATGGTACTGGATATCGGGCTAACGGGAACTTATGGTGGGACTTAAATGGTAAGGTTCACGCTGACCCGCTTTCTTTCTTTGTTGGGAAAGAAACAGTAGGTGGATTGTTAGCGTCTTTCCAAGTGGTAATGACCAATGACAAACCAGACTATATTATTCCACAAGTTCCTTTCCAAGACTTAACCATATCAAACAATCTCACAGTTGGTGGAGACATCATCTTAAAAGATGGTATTCTGAAATGGGATGCGGCTAACAATGCTTTCTATGTAGAAAAGAAAGACGGTTCTATCGCTAGCTTCTATGCAACCGGAGAAGTATCAGCCGGAGGTGCTGGCTCTGGTGGAAGTGGTGGCGGAGGCGGTCTCATTGAGAACGTCTATGGCTCTTCTTCTCTTGGAGACGAATTTTCTGATTCAGACTTAAACAATACGTTTAACGCCTACAGTATCAATCAGATATATTTGGACGTAAAAAATTTGAAGGATGGTGCAGCCGTCAGTTTAGTTGTCAATGGAACAGGAACAGTTCTTACGAATATTGTAAAAACAGGTTCAACGATTACCGCTACCAAAGGAAATCTAGCATTCTCTTCATTGACATCAAAGCCAACTACCATCGCTGGCTATGGCATTACAGATGCTTATACTAAAACTCAGGCAGACGGTAAATATGTTTTAAAGTCTGGTAGTAATATGACCGGAGCACTGAACTGGACTGATGCAGATTCAGGTGTTTATGCCATGCTTTTAGGAACAAACCACTATATAGGCATTGATGGTACATCTGGAAGTTCCATGTTGCATTGGGATGGAATTAGAACTCATGTGGGGTCTTTAAATGGTTCTGTTGCTATCAGGTCTAACGCAACAGACCTTATTCATAATTATAATGGCACTGGATATATTATACTAGATGCTCGTAACTACAATAAATATGCTCCCACCAAGACAGGAACGGGAGCAAGCGGAACTTGGGGTATCAATGTTAACGGATATGCACATCGGCTACATCAAGCATTGGGAAATAAAACAGCGGAACAAGTATTTACCGACAATGGAGTATATTATTACCAAGTATCAAGTGCCGAGGATACCGGTTATCCGACTGATTATGGTCATGGACTTATGCTTCAAAGGTCTTCTGGGGATACGCTTACAAGTTCACAAGCTGTTCTTGATATATTCACTCCGACTTCGAGTGCTAACCTTGTGTATCTAAGAACAGGTATAGGGAATGGTACGAAAATAACATGGCAAGCGTTCCAGCAAATACTTCATACAGGCAACTACACTTCTCTTATTACGAAGTTGGGAACAGCGACCGTTGGTTCTACTGTTAAACCATTCTATCTTAATGCGGGTGTTCCTACAGCATTTACAACGACCGTTGGTTCTGCTAGTCTTCCTGTATATATGAATGCTGGTTCTATTACAGCATGTTCCACAACGTTGGGTGTAAGCATCACAGGAAACGCAGCCACAGCGACAAAGTTGGGTACGGCTACCGTAGGTTCTAATACGAAGTTCTTCTATTTGAATGCGGGTACTCCGACGGCTTCTAATGCTTCTATTGGTACAGGTACTCACCCAATCTATCTAAATGGGGGTGTATTCACTGCTTCTACCTCTACAGTCGGGTCAGCTAGTAGAGGTATATATATGACTGGTGGATTGCTTACAGCTATGAGCGCAACTGTAGGCTCTGCTTCCCTTCCGGTTTACATGAATGCAGGTACAATCACTCAGTGTTCTACAACATTAGGCGTATCTATTACTGGAACTGCACCAAGATTAACAACAACAGAGTTAACTAATCAAGACTTGAATAGTTATACTTACACTAACTATTCTGGCAAGTTGTACTATGCAGGCGGAAGTAACACCACAACCAATGTACCTAGTCAAGTAGGTGCTTATGGATTGATGGTGCTGAGGAATGCTAGTGGCTATACGGCACAGTTAATGATATCTTCGGCTGGAAATTGGTATTCAAGAACTCATAGTGGTACTGCATGGGATGCTTGGAATCAATTGGCACATATTACTGACAATGTAGCAAGCGCAACCAAGTTACAAACAGCACGTACCATAAACGGCACTTCGTTTAATGGTACTGCAAATATAACAACTGCAAACTGGGGAACGGCTCGCAACCTCACTATTGGTGGTGCTGTCAAAAGCGTTAATGGTAGTGCAAACGTTTCATTTAGTCTTAATGAGATAAATGCTGCATACGGTAGAAATGTAACATATACAGGTACTACAACAGCACAAGGATGGTATAGATTGGCTTCTACAGGGCAAAATATAAATACAACAAATTCGTTATTCTTTATATCTGTAACGGTATCTGGACAACATTCTACGTTCTTGTTGCAGGTATCTACCAATTATGGTAATAATCCAAGTCTTATTCAATTAGGAGGTTCTAATTATTCAACTGCATCTATAGACCAATTCCGTTTAGTTTACCATACAACTTATTCCGGTAATTATGCCTATTTAGAAGCGAGGTCAAGAGGTGCAATGACAGATGCAGAATTCAATGTCTATTTGGTAGGCAGAGTTTACAGCTCATGGAATTTATCTACGGCATTAACCGCAGGTAGCATTCCAGAAGGATATACCAGCAAGACATTAACTCCTGCTTCTGCATCTATCGTTGCTCCAACTTTTAGAGGTGCTTTAGTAGGTAATGTTACTGGTAACGTTACTGGTAATTTAACCGGAAATGCTTCTACAGCTACTTCCCTACAAACAGCCAGAACTTTGTGGGGTCAGTCCTTTAATGGAACAGCGAATATAACCGGAACATTGCTCGGAGTTGAAAGCCTAGTTGCAAGAAGTGGTCGTATCAACAACTTCTTAGGTTATCTTGATAATTCAGGTAATCCGGCAACAGGAACTATCTGTATTACACTACCGAATGGATGGACTTCCAGTATGAATATTTATGAAATATTGATATATGAATATAATACGACTGCGAATGCTTCTGTCATTACAATTGGTGGATATAATTATAATGGTGGTGGAACTGCAAGTAGTGCGAAATGGATAAATATTGGATACCATACAAAAGGTGCTTACAGTAAAGGTGTACGTTTAGCATATAACGGTAGTAAATGTGTTATTCTATTAGGAACTACGGCTACTACATGGTATTATCCCAAAGTATATCTAAAAACAATTTATACAGGACATAGTAATCAGACTATTTGGGGAGGAACTTCTACCATCTCTTTGATTACTTCGGAGACCGGATACACCAATATTGAAGCAGTCGGGAGAATGGATGAGTTCTTCGGAGATACATCGGTAACAGGCAGACTTGCGGTAACCGGTGCAGGACACTTTGGGTACACTTATACCTCAATGACAACGGGTATTAATGTTAAGGGTGATAGCGCAACAACGGGTATATGCCTTTATGATGGTAGTGGAACTACTGCTCGTTTATACCGAAAAGGAGATATTTTATATATTACCAGAGCTGGGAATGATGCTAATGGTATTCTTATGAGCGTAGCCGGAAGTATATATCCCGGAGCAAATAATACATTAACAAATGGTACAACCACTAATCGCTGGTCAAACGTCTGTACCCAATTACTTAACGTAGCGGGTGTAGGAACGTTCGCATCTCACATTGCTGTATCCGGAGAAGTTCGGTCAACCTCCGATAAGGCTTTCCGTGCTGTTTATGGTAGCTATGGCTTTTTCATATATAACGATGGCAATTCTACCTATTTTATGTTAACTGCCAAAGACGACCGGTATGGAACTTACAATAGTTTAAGACCCCTGTATATAAATAACAGTACCGGTGTTGTATCGTCAGCAACCGGTATAGTCAGTGGAGGTGTTTTAAACGTATCAAATACTACAGACGCTACTGCAACTACTGTTGCCGCTATAAAGACAGCAGGTGGTATTGGAGTCGCTAAACAGTTGAGAGTTGGCGGTGCTGTAACTTTCGGTTCTACTCTCAGTGTTACAGGTCAGATTACTGCATCCGGTGGACTTCGGATTGGCAACTACTATCTGAAATCTACAGCGGACGGATTGGCACTTACTCACGTAACTACCGGAACGGTTGCTAACTTCTACGCTACTGGTGAGGTCTCTGCGGGTGGTGTAGGTTCGGGCGGTTCAGGCGGTGGCGGTGGACTAATCGAGAATGTGTATGGATATAGCAAATTGGATGGGGAGTATAAAGATACCGACCTCAACAATACATTCAATGCTTATACCATTGCACAAATCAATAAGCGGGTAGTTAGTCTGGAAGGCGGTTCTGCATTGACTGTAACGACTACCGGTTCAGGTAATGCAGTGACTTCGGTTGCCAAGTCCGGTACGGCTATTACCGTAACAAAGGGTACTACCTTTGTTGATATTACAAATACCCAAACTATTGGAGGAACAAAAACGTTCTCTTCATCTATACGAATGGGACAAAATTGTCTTCATTATCTTAATAACGCATCAGCTAACAATGCTACAGGATTATATTGGAAGACAGCGAGCTATGCAGCCACTCAATTTGGTATTGGTTGCTTCACCACAAACAATGCTTCTCCGAGAGCATTTATCGGTTGGACTTCTGAGCCGTGGACTACTTCTAATAACTTAACGGTATCTGAAACTCAGCTTACCTATAAGGCAAAAAATATACTTCATGCTGGTAATTATAATGACTACGCTCCGACGAAGACAGGTGGTGGTGCTTCCGGTTCTTGGGGCATATCAATTACTGGCAATGCGGCTACCGCCACTACAGCTACTAAACTTGGGACAGCTACCATTGGCGCAGCGAATAAACCCATTTATCTGAACGCAGGTACTCCAACGGCACTCTCATCAACAGTAGGTGATAGCACTGTTCCGGCTTACCTAAATGCTGGTACGGTTACTGCCTGCTCATGGGGATTAGCCGGAGCTTCTGGAAAGCGTGCAAGAAAGAGTGGATATATAACTAGCAGTACTTCGGGGTTGGCTAGCTATTGGGGAAAGATAGCTTCCTTCAATTGGGGTGCTACATCAAACGATAGAGATATAACTCTTTATATACATTCTGCATTCAATAGTTTGTGGGGAACTGTTGTTATAAGAACTAGATGGAGTAGTGCAACCTCTACTGTTATTGATTTTAGAATAATAAACGGTAATATTCCAACTAGCAGACTTCGATTGTATTATGATGTTTCATCTAAGGATAATGCTGTAACTTTGTGGGGAGACGTAGCTGGTCAATGGGGAGTATTTAATACATACGTATTGTCTGAAACGACAAGAACAAGTACTGAAATTGGCGATGTCACATTATATACTACATCGTTTACTACTGCTCAAACAGTGCCGACAAGTACGTATAAAGAACCAACTTATCTTACCATTCGCAATAATGCTGCTACTTCTGATGTTGCAGATAAGTTAGGGACTTCAACGGTTGGTTCTGGGATTAAGCCGATTTACCTAAATGCGGGAACGGCTACCGCTTCTACTTCAACTGTTGGTGCAGCCAATAAAGGTGTGTACATGTCAAGTGGTACTATTACCGCAATGTCTTCTACAGTCGGTTCTACAACTGTACCAGTGTATATGAATGCAGGAGCGATAACTGTTTGTAGTACTACACTTGGAGTGAGTATTACTGGTAATGCAAAAACAGCTACTACTTTACAGACCACTCGTAAGATATTTAGCCAACCTTTTAGTGGCGCAGGTGACGTTGCCGGACAAGCATATGTATATGGTACTTATCAGGAGACCGCAAGTAGTAGGTATTCACATGGTGGTCTACAAATAAGAGAGAATGGTTTAGTCGGTAGCGCACAAACTGATGATGGGTACGCTCCGGCTATCGGCTTCCATTGGGCAAACAGAATCGGTGCGAGCTTGATATTAACGACTTCGGGTTTCAAATTTATGAATCATGCATGGACTGCTTACCAGAATGTATATGGTATATTTAAAGGTAATGCTGATTCTGCAACTCAGGTATATAATACACAGACCAATCCGACATCTGGCACTTGGTACGCTGGTACATTCATCACGGATAGCACCACTGGAAATAAATATATAAGAAGCAATAATGGCTTTGCATACTATTCGTTAGAAGGAACGGCTTCTGCACAGGGAGAGGCACTGATACGGTTAGGAAATTCTACCGCTACCGGAACTGCTGGTAACAAGAGAGGACGTTTAAGATTATATAGTTCTTCATCCGGTTGGATAGATTTCACTGCTACTGCATCAACAAGTAATTTTACTTTCACTTTCCCTGCTGCTACCGGAACTGTAGCCCTGACCTCTAGCAACGTTGCATCGGCTACCAAGTTGCAGACTGCCCGCACTCTCTGGGGACAGAGCTTCAACGGTACGGCAAATGTAAGTGGAAGTTTAACGAGTGTAGGAAATATAACTGCCAGTGCCGGTATAAATATTATAAGTACAGGAGAGAACAATATTGGTTTCTTACGTGGTGGTTCAGATGCTACGGCAGTAGTACTTAATGCTACAGCCTTTAAACCTTATGACTCTGCTAAAAATAAACTGAATCTTGGTTTAACGTCAGCTAGATGGTTAGGCGTTTATGCCAATACTGGAAACTTCTCTAGTACATTATACAGTGCATCAACTGTCACGGGTACTCGATTCATCTCTACTGTTGCTACCGGAACAGCACCATTGGCTGTATCTTCTACTACGATGGTTACTAATCTGAATGCTCAGATGGTAGGTGGTATAGGCGTGTCTAATATACCGTTAGAATACGATGCTAACTATATCCCGACCGGAACGACTGCAAGATGGATTAGAATAGCTTACTTTGATTATAGTCCTGCAACTTATAGCTGGTCTGGCACATTTGCAATAACTAATACTTATTCAAATGATGAAAATAAAGGTTTAATATTTACCGTATCAACTGCACATGGTACTACTTCTCCTGTAATCACACAAATAGGAGGTGCTGGCGGAGTATTCACTTCCATTAGAATTGTTAAGGATACAACTACGGTATATCCTACTACAGCAAAGGTGTATTTGGAAGTATATTACAATTCAACTTCTGCTAGTAATAGAGTTTACGTATCATATAAACCCGCAAATAGATCAATCGGTAAATGGACGCTTTACACTACTTATACTGGTGGTGCTATTCCTACTGGTCACACTGCTATAGCTCAACTATATACTACTTCCGGTCTTTCTACGACTGCAAATTTGCGGGTACAAGGCTTAGCCGTAATTTTAGGTAATACTAATCATAATGATAGACTGGATATTCAGTCAGATGGCAAGATAGTTCCTCACTCAACAGCTACCAGACGGTCAGGCGTATATGGTGTATATGACTCTACGAAAATTGGTCACATTTGGTCTATGGGTTCGGCATATCAGATTGCCGATGATGGTTCGACCTTCGGTAGTCTCTATGGTTTCGCTTACAAGCATACCAATAATACAACAGGTGGAACAATGGCTGGCGGACACCAAGCAGTTTGGTGTGAAAATGGTGTACCGAAAGTTGCTATAGGCACTAACTTTTGGGTGGGTAATAATGCAACAATAAGTTCTGTCCTATATACAAATACCCTGACCATCCAAAATACAGAAGCAGTTGCTCATCTTAAATTTTCAAGAGGTAGTTATAATTACATCACTGCTCCGGCAAGTGGAAATATTACATTTGTAGTAGGCGGACAAGCGGTTGGTTCAGCTACAGCAGAATTAACAATTCAAAATGGTTCTCTTATCCCGGGAACAACTAATGCTACATCTTTAGGTTCATCTTCTTTAAGATGGTCTAATACCTATACACAGTTGCTAAATGTTGCGGGAGTAGCTACCTTGTCTTCCACGGTGAACATCGCAGGGGTACTGAATGCTAACAACACTACGGACGCTACTAGCACAACGGCTGCGGGAGCAGTGTTCGATGGTGGAGTAGGCATTGCGAAACAGCTTCGTGTAGGTGGAGTAGTTACTTTGTCAAGTGGATTGAGTGCACAATATACAGGGGGTTCATGGATTACATTAGCTACTCGAGGTTATATCATTTATGGCAGTCAAAATCAAACAGAAGCGAGTGCTCACGGACTTTTCCGAGTGAAGTCTTTTGCCGGAGATGCAGTAGTATTTGGAGGATTAGGAAACGCCATCGGATTTTACGGATTCTATAAAGCTCGTATTGATTCGGGTGATAACAACTATGATTGGAGAACAGTATGGGATAGTACTACGGGTAAATTATTACATAGTAAGGCATTTGAAGTATCCGGTGCAACCACACTGAACTCTACTTTGACTGTAGCTTCTACTGGATTGTTCAACTTGTCTACCGATGCGACCAGTACCACTGCCGCTGCGGTAAGAATTGTAGGTGGTCTAGCTGTTGGCAAGCAATTGCGAGTAGGTGGTGCGGTTACATTAAGCTCTACACTATCAGTGAGCAGTACGCTTAATGTAAGTGGAGTAGTAAACGCAAATAATGCAACCGATGCGACCAGTACCACGGCAGCAAGCCTTGTTTGTGATGGCGGTGTCGGAATTGTTAAGCAGTTAAGAGTAGGTGGAGCAACCACGCTTAGTTCTACTCTTTCCGTAGCCGGAATTGTTTCCTTCACGAATGCAACCGATGCAACCAGTACAACTGCCGCTGCGGTAAAAGTCACCGGAGGACTGGGAGTAGCTAAACAACTAAGGGTAGGTTCAAACGCTGTATTCACCAAAGGTATTTATATCAATGGAAATACAACGGGAGATGAATCTATCACGTTGGGAGTATCTGGGGATAAAAAGATAAAGATGGGTGCAGGTGGTACAGCGGGGAACAGATGGTCTGAAATCGCATTCTTCCCGAACTTTGCAAACAATGGTGGATTTACCGATATCAATCTGAATATACAGGCAGAAGGAACTATCCAGATGTCTTCGCAAGCGAAGTTTATATGGATATCCGGTGGAAACATTGCTGCATCCGGTGAAGTATCCGCTGGTTCTACTTCTGACCGGAATTTAAAGAAGAACTTCTCTTTGGAAGACTATCAGCAAAGAGTACTAGACCTCGGTATGGTACAAGACTTTGAATATCGTGAAGAAGAGATGAAGCGTGCGGTCAGGACTTATAAGCCCGGACGACATACCTCATTAATCGCACAGGACATCAAATCTTGTACTTCGATGGTGTCCAAAGATAAGGATGGATATTTGAAGATTAATCCGCTAGACAAAGAGTTCCTCTTCACCGTTGTAGGTGCGGTTCAACTCAATGTCCTTGGATTGCGTGAGGTGAAATCCGAAGTGGAAATATTGAAAGATGAAATAAGAGAGCTAAAAAAGAGAATAGAATATTTGGAAAGTTTAAAGTAGTTCCATATCTTTGCGACACATAAGCAATTTTGAAATGACAGTGTTTGATGTATCTCCCCTGTTTGTGAAAATAGGGGAGGTGTTTTTTTAATTATTATACTATAATAATAGTATATATGATTGGAATATCGAATTTATATAATATCTTTGCGTGTGAAAAACAATCTACATATAGACTCCTGTTTTTTACAGTAATTACTTTAAGTTAGCAGTACAAAAAAAAATGTCCCGAGTTTTCTCTCTTATCAAAAAAAAAGAACTCGGGACATGTCTTATACGTACACTTATTTTTTTTGATATATAATTTTGATATCCGGCAATTTATATTTATATTTGCCATCAGTTTATAAACTTAAAAACTATCATTATGGCTATCGTAGCAGAAAAACTTAATTCGATGAACGTGAGAATCGTCACGAAAGACACCACCGACTATTTTATCGAAAGTAATGTAACATTCACTGACAATGAGCTTGGCGCATTTGAGAGTGGTACAGTCAAGACTCTGGATAAGAATACCGACCTAGCGTATTTCAACAGTAACGGCTCGTTTACCGTAACGTTCCAGAACGTATCCGACTTTACGGAAATGGGCAAGATTATGACTGCCATTGAAACGTACATGACCGAAGTAAAGACTTTCGACCCCACCACTGTTATGCCGAAAGCTAAAACAGGTATCTAACTAACCAGTATATATATAAATTAAAAAACTTAATTATTTTTTATCATGGAAGGAAAATGTAAGAAAGTTGACTTTACCAAAGTAGCCGTAGAAAACATTGAAGGAAAGGTTGAGTACATCGACTACTCCAAGCAAATCGGCAATGTAATCTACAGCCAGACTAAGGAATTGGGAGAGGTGGAACTAGCTCGGGACATCTACAAGAACGGCATTGTAAACCTCACCAAAGAACAATGCGATACAGTGATGAAGTATTTTGGCGACCAACCGTATTTCATCAAACATGCTTTTGAAATGGCGATGAAATTTGACTAAACTGTGTTTGTGTGAATAATATTCGTATTTTTTGATTTTTGATTCAAACCTCTTCTTCTGTAAAAGCCCTGCGTCAATCTGTTCCGATGCAGGGCTTTTTTTATGCACAGACTCTAACATCAACAAGTGGGCGAGGTACAAACCGGTATGTTTACCTACTGTTCACAAAAACGATACTTTCGATAATGATACAAAAATGTGGGGAGAGGTTCGTTCTGATGTATCTACTTGGGATAGACCTTGGTTTTATGGTTCTATAGCGTATCCGGTGTATATTGTGCCCATAATAAGTAGTCTTAGTGATTTAGGAAGTAATGGTTCTCCTAATGAAGCTGCAATATGGAAATATAATCCTCCATTTGGATATCCACATGCTCCTTTCCGAATGACAGATTTTTTAGGATATAATCACAATGCTTTCCCTCCTGTATATGTTCGTATGTCTGACCAAATTATAATTAATGGTACTTATGATACAACCATTGAAGAATGGGGAACAGATAAAAGGTCGGGAGAATGGGAGTTTAAAGAAATATTAGAAGTTATAAATACCAATACACAAGTATATGCCGGTATTGCGATTAGAAATATTACTAGAAACGTTCTAGTAGGATATGTAAAAACAGAACCATTAACAGGCACTCTAGCGGATTATGAAAATGGTGTTTTCCGTTTAAATCCAGCTAGCGGTTCTCCAATTGCAGATGGCGGATTTGGGCATAAGGTATATGATAATGATTTAATAGATGTCTACATATTCCTATCTGTTTCTCCGGGAGAAACAGATGTTGATTCAATGCTAAAATACAGTGCCTATGTAGATTCTGATTCAGAGTGTTATAAAAGATACATAGTTGGTCATAACACTATTACCGTTGTTGTAAAATACGCTTTTGCTGAATTGACAAGTACTATACAACAATTTATTTCTGGTAAGGTGTACTATGTAAATGACAATGATTATGGTGGAGATGGAAGCGTCTATAAAGTGACTAGCTATATTGAAGCTCTTTATGGTTCTGTAAATATAGATAAAACTCCTAATAGTGATTATAGTAGTTTCCGTATTTACCTTTCTGGTGATTGCATTGGAACAAAATCAAATGGAGAGACATTCTATTCATCGGCTGTACCTATAATTACATATCTAACGAAAACCAATGGAAATTTCAATAATGAAAATTTCAAATACACATTGAATGGAACAGAAGATATGAAATTCATTGGGTATAATTCTGTAAGGGATGCACAGTCACAGGTTAACGGTACGGAATTTATCGGATGTCCTATTTATGATAGTATTGAATCCAACAATGTGGATGCAGATAATGTTGGAGTATTATCACAAAGAAGAATTGAGCTTAGATGTAGCGCAGTAAGTAGCAAGCAATACTATATGATAAGTATGCAAAGCAAGAATGATAACAATGTTGTTACTATTTTACCTTAAACATGTTCTAAACCCGTCGAATTCGACGGGTTTAGAATACTTATTATAACCATTGTCCGGTTTCAAAATTAAACTTTCTGGTAAATATATTGCCAGCATCGCCTACGGTTTGAACGCCTCTTATGGATATTTCCCAAATGGCATTATAGGTAGGTAAGAGTAGATTAGTTCCCGGGTCTACCATAAATGCAGCGGAAGAAAGACCTTGCACCATTTGTACTTTTGAACCATATTCATATACATCTCCGGTTTCTTCATCGGATATTTCTATACTCATGGTAAATTGCAATTGACCACCATATTCATTTTTAACCGTTCCGGTCATGTAATAAATCTCATATACATAAGAACCGCTAACTAAGTTCTTTTGATATTCTATATTTAAGGTAGTTACTGAAATATATTGTGCAATAAAATTATATGTTTCTAATAAGACTCTTTTATGTCCCTTCCCTTCTTCATATTCCAAATAGTACATACTATTTACTTCTATGGGTGGGGTTTCAGTAGGAGCACCAGTAAATGAGTATTGGCTCAATATAGCATACACATCTACTCGCTCACCAGCCACCCATGTATCCCTAACAGGAATGGTTAAATCTTCTGGTGGAAACCATTCAGCAAGAGTTTTTTTAGTCGTCTTCCATATTGTCCCTTTAGTTGGATGAACAACCAATAAGCCGGGAAACCAAGATACTTCATTTCCGTAACTAAATAAATCGAGCATTTCTATATTACCTTCTTTCCATGAAGTAGCATAATAATCAAATGCAATTATGACATAGTTATTGCTATCCGCTTTATTTAGATAGGTTTTATCCGGTATTCCTATTTCAATAGATGGTGTAGAATCATGGTAGTATCCATCAAAGTCTCTCATCCTAAATGGCGAATTTGGATATCCTTCTGGACGTTGATATATCCATGCCATATTAGAACCAATAGAGCTTGTATTTACAAATGGAATAGAAAAGCCATATTTTACTTTTTTCCGTTCATCTTCCGTAATTGGACTGTACGTTTTGTACTTTACCGGTTTGTACCTCGCCCACTTGTTGATGTTAGAGTCTGTGCATAAAACACCTACTTTTCTTGAACTGCTACCTATAGCCTGACCAATGTCTTTAGTGGTGACAGGTTTAGTAACAATACCATTACTATACCCCATAGTCACCCCCTTTCGTAGCAACGCATCCGGTAACTAGCACTATAGAGTGAGAGCTATCGAATGCGTTTACATGTACATCTCCATCAATTATGATGGCGCAACTGATATCATATTGGGTGTCTAGTTCCTCATCATAGCCTGAAATTATATTTCCTGATAACTTTCCTTCCGAAATTAAATTTCCTTTAACTACAAGGGTAACTCTCTCTCTCTCTCTCTCTCTCTCTCTCTCTCTCTCTCTAAGGGGAGGTGTAAATTATTTTTAATCATCGTATTCTACTTTATAATTAACAATAGCATTATACACTTTCTCAGGAATAACATCTTTATATTTATCCGCTGTCTCCTTAAAGTATTTCTCCCTTTCTATTTTATACGCATCGAATGCCTCTTCTGGACTATTAAAATATCCAAGGTCTAAACGTCCTCTTTTACCATTAATAACCTTTTTTACTCTAGCCCTGAATTTACCACAATGAAAGTCTACACCTACTGGATATTTCCCTCTAATTTTATTTGATTTAGTGAATAAACTGTTTATAAAAGCAGGAACAAAACAGCAATATTCAGGACAATAAACACGATTACCCTTTTTTAATATGTCTTTATCTATCTGGAAACCATCAATGTAGTTATTTTTAAACCATTCAAAGAAACATTCAAAATCCATCCACTCTTCACATATAGTTACTCCCCTATAAGCATACGTTCTTGAACCATAGTCTTTTAGAGAGCATCTATATCTCATTGCATTCCATACTCTTTTTGCCTTTACTCTAAGTTCTTTTTCCTTTTCCATAATCACGAAATTGTAATAGGTACATAATTGTGGTAATCAATATCTTCAATGAACATCTTCTTTTTATCCGATTTGCGGATAAGGTAGAACGTAACATTCCCTTTAGGAAATCCATCCGAACCGGTAGACCCATCAGCGAATGAGTGCATGATGTAGTTTGCCACTGGCTGCGGACTGTAGGTAATTTTGGCAGTTACGCTGCTTATACCCGTTCCACTTGCCGTCGCACTACCGGACAGACCCTCAAATACCAAATCGTTGGATATGACACCGCTGGGTAGTTTAAATTGTCCATTCCATGAACCGCAATATAACTCAATCGTATATTGGGATAAATCCAAAGTAACAGAGTTTCCTTTGGAGCTATGGAAGTAGATTCGGAAGGTGATAACCCATGTTCCCGGTACAGATGCTTTGTTCGCCAACAGGTCAACCTCGTCGATTGTGATTGGCTCAACATAGGCTTCTTCATTGGTAAACAGTCTAAGATATTCCATCTTATCGCCTGCATCTTCAAACACAAGTGGAATAAGTGGAGTGATTTTAGACAAACCGGAATTTTCTACATTGCTGGGAATTGTCGTTTCCTTTACTAAAGTAAGATATACAGATAGTTCAACCTGTTTTCCAGCATCTAACAGCCAACTGTTGATATCCATTTGGTAGTAGTCCGAACTTCCCCATTTATGGTTAGGCGGACTTAATACAAATTGATAGTTCGATGGCAGCGTATCCTTCGTTCGATATATGAACGCAAGACGATACTCTGGGTTAGTTGCACTAGCTGGGTTGTACTTGAAGAATTCCGAAAAAGGAATATCTGCATTAGCCTGAGAGTAATACAACCGATACATGGACTGTCCGTCCTTGTTTATCAGTTGATTCATGTTGAAGTGGATAGGAGCATCTGCATAATGATTGTATCCATCAAAATCAAGAGACCTTGCCCATTCACCGTTCTTAGGAGGATTATAAATCCATTTTGCTATGCCGTCCACTGTACCAAAAGTGGGAAGAGAGGAAACAATAGCTGTTCCGTCAGTTAATAGGAAGCCGTAATTGTCTCCCATATCTCCCTTAAACCACTCTGGGTCGTTTTCGTGACTAGGCTTAGAATATCGAACCGGTTTAATCTTGGAAAACATATTGATTTGCTTATGCGTATTGTAGCACGCATAGGCTAAAGCATATCCATCTTCTCTTCTGGAAATTCCAAGAACAGGGTATATATCTTTAGAGACTTCAACCGGTCTGGTAATGATACCATTCTCGTGCGCCATATAGACCTCCTTTCTAGACTATATGGGACTTCCACGACTGTTGGGTTTCCTTTTTATTTTGTCTTTTTTGGCGTTTCTTGAAATCTTCTTTCAGTTCATGCTTTAATGCAATGATATCAGCCTTGGGAAATCCGACATGTACGTTATTCACTTTCCGATTCTTAATCCCGTGCTTTTTCATAAGAGCAGTAAAGGCGGCTCTATTTTGACCCATTCCGAGTTCATCCATGCAGCGGTCATAATTCCAATATTCATCAGGGTCAACAAAGGCTGTCCCCAATTTGTCCATGTGACTGATGGTATTGGCTAACTCATTCTCGTCACATTCGTCATTTAGTATTGAGTTTATACCTCTCAATAACTGTTTCGCAACGAACTTCATTATGGAAGGTTTGCGGTCTAAGACTTGTTGTTCTTTCTCACTCAAATTCATAGTTAATCATCGAGTTAAATACTTTCTCTGAAATTTTACCCTCTTCAAAATATCTTTTTGATAGTTCTTTTAATATCTCATTTTTTCTTTTTACATACGCTCTATGTGCTTCTTCCGGATTATCAAAAGTTCCTATATATTCATATTTTCCATCTACTTTTATAGTAGACCTATATTTCTCTTTACTTGTATATACTCCTTCTGGTAAATCATATTCTCGTTTTGAACCTTTATATATTGAATTTATTTCCCTTGGTACGAAACAGCATGTTTCTGGTGAATACACTTTGTTCCCTTTGACCAAGATGTCTTTATCCAATTGATATCCCTCTACATAGTTCTTATCAAACCATTCCTTAAAGTTGGAAAGATAGAGCCATTCATCACAAACGGAGCAACCGATATAAGTGGGATATTTTTTATGCCATTTAGGACTATAACATCTATGTAATATTCCGCTCCATGTGGTATATAAAATGCTTCGTGCTCTTACATCACAATCATTTATGCCAAATCCTTCAACAAGAGAGCGATTTTTATTTGACCGGGAATTTTCTCCGCATTTAGGGCAACCTTGCATTCTATTGCAATGATGATGCGGTGATTGTAAAAATTCTCCATGTATAGGACAAATAATGCAAATCTTATTACTCGATTTAGTATATTCTACTTTAGAATAATCATACTTATCTCCATGAATTGCTTTTGCTCTAAAAATAAAATCTTCTGTTGTTATTTTCATATTTGCTGACTTTATACAATAAGCTGACATTTATAATTGAGGGAAAGCCGTCAGCATAGCATTTCGTCCGGTTAATTACTCCGAACTATCCCTCAACTACAAATATACTATTTTGGTTTTAATAAGTTATCGTTTATTTCTTTTTTCTCTCGCTTCGCCTTTTGTCCACGTTTGAAATGATTAATAGCGAGAATTAGAGTAGTAATAATACCAATAGTCCATATAGAAGCAAAAATGATTAAGGCAATGAAGCCATCCGGTATTATATCGAATTGTGTGTCAATAACACTTATAGCTTCGGTAATAAAGAGAGATAGTGCAAGAAAGCGCATATATCTACAATTATATTTCTTGTTTTCATTTGCTTGGATGAAAAGACAATATTCAAGAAACACTTTGTAGCTATCACTGAATACTGAAATTCCCTGCCATGCAAAATATAATACGTATAAGAAATATATCGTACAAAATAGAATTGTAAATCGCACCAAAAATTTATTCATCACTATTTACCCTTTCTTTTATTTACAGTTGTTGCAATCTTAGCAGTCAAGAATCCGCCCTGACCGGAGCTAAACTTTGGTTTTACAGGAGCATTGCTCTTTTTCACAACCTTTACACCCGTTTTCACACGGATTGCTTTCTTTGCCATATTCTTTTTCAATTAAAAGGTCAATATACGTTTTGGCTTTTCTGAGGTCTTCCAGACCGTTCTTTTCTCTGAACCGGGTGATATACTTTACCACATTTCCCTGAAAGAAGTCGAGCTTGTTCTTGTGGATATATTCAACCGGTTCTATCGCATAGTTGTAATAATCCGGTCGGATATTTCCATCACTTACCAAGTTACTCAGTTCTTCTTCTTTCATTTTAGGTATCAAATATGTATATCCGCCAATGTTCAGTCTCTCCGGGGCAACTTCATAACTACCGTCTTCTTTATATCTTACACGTATTCTGTCTACCCCTTCCAAATCAGGATATATTTCTCCACAAGGATATGGAGTGTACGTGCGCTCCATTGGGTCAAATCCGGGAGTTAATGGTTTAAATTCCGGTACTTTCGTCTGATTCTGATTTTCCTCCATCATCATTCTTATTAAGTTCTGATTTCAAATCTTCCATCATCTCAACTTCCTGCCGGAACTGTTCGTTTGCTACTACATCTTCTTCCTGCAATGGAGTTTCCAGTAGACGGGTATAGAGTTCATTCTGCATCTTCGTAAGATAAGTAGCTTGCTGAATCCAATAATCGTCTTCGGAGAAACAAGTTGTAGGATTCAGAAGAATGACCATAGTGGCATTCAACAAAGCATCGTAATTGGATTTTTCTTGTTCAGAAAATCCCTCATACTGGCTTTTGAATGTTATCAATGCGTCCAAATGACAATACAAAGTATATATCCAAGGGAATACCAGTATTTTATAACCGTTCATTCCAACAATGATACAAGTTTTTGTCTTAATCAAAGTGAAGTGACCGAAGTTATATTCTATATCATTTCCGGCTTCATCCTTCATCACACTTTTAGTGGGAATATGGATATAGGTAGGTTCAATATCCAATTGCGCTTTCAACGATAAAATGTCGTTAATCAGCTTATCGGAATAATGAGCATCATTGCACAGAGCTTTCAACTTGGCAATCTTCTCACTCATTTTCTTTTCAAGTTCTTCTCTATTTTTCATTTTTTATTCTTTTGGTTTACGACCTCTTTTCTTTGGCTCTTCTCCCAATACCGGATTCTCATCTTCAACCTTTTCTTCTTCGGCATTTTCAGTCTCAGAAGATTTTACAGGTTCTTCTTTTTTGTCTTCTTCGGCATTTTCAGTCTCAGAAGATTTTACAGGTTCTTCTTTTTTGTCTTCTTCGGAGAAATCAATTACATTAGACACTTTGTGTTCCGGTTCTTTAATTCCGAGAACATAGTCTTCATAGTCCTGTTTCTGTCCCCACTTAGAAGCCTTATTCTTAATGCAGACGTTGTACAACATCTTTTTTAGAACATCATTACCAAGAGAAGACAGATATTCAGCATCTTCTTTGGTACGAGAAGCCAAGAAATTGATGATATCTTCTTTGGTCTTTACTGTCGGCATATCCAAAGCGGTCAAATAGGAGTACGGATGAATACTTTCTACTTCTGCGAGAATACCCACACCTGCCATTTCAGATTTGACACGGATTTCGTTCCATCCAAAGAAGTCATGTTCGGCAATCACATAGTCTTTCTGACCTGTTTTGCGTAGTACTTTCACCAATGCCAACACCCATACCTTAGCGGGGTCGTTCTCTTCTGGAAGTTGCGATACTCTTGATTCTAGCAACATCTGGGTCAATGATTCAGTTTCTTTTGTTACCATAATTTATGTATTTATTAAAAAAATAATCCAATCTTTCGTCTAGTTCTTTACTGGACATTTGATAGCAAGGAAGTAGTTTAGATGTAGCTTTCGCCCTAAATAGACGAACAGAACTACGGCTATCTTCTCCCTCTTTTGCTAAATCTACACCAATTAAAACATCGGTCGCTTTTAAATGCAATCCCTTTTCACCCATGACTATTTCCCCCATATTTTTACCCCGGCACTTATATTGTACACAGGTTTGTTATCATATACTCCTATTCCGGCTTCTATAAGAAGCGATTTTGGAGATGTTATAGTCAGTTTGATAGAAGGTATCCACTTCTGGTCAAACGTCTGTATTTGCCCACCTATGTATCCTCTCCATGAGGATTTATAAAGCGTATGGGTTTCGGTATTCGTTATGGTTTTATATTCGGTCTTATTGAAGACATTTATCTTATCCAGAGATGGATGATAACCGGATACCCATGCTTCATAACTTCCATCCTGTTTATAGTATTTCTGTTCTATCGGAAGTTCTATTTTGGAAGAATCTTTCAGATAGATGGTAATTGTATCTATTACCTTTTTCGTAAAAAATACCGGATAACTATACCTAAGAGTATCATATTTCGTCACAAACACAGTATCCGTAGTGGTTACTATCTTTTCTTCATTCGGTTTACGAAACAATGAATAGATAGATATCAGCAGCGAGATAGCTATGAGTATATGCGGCAAATATGTACATATCTTGCTTTTCATCTATGACTTTTTTGTTGATATTCCGTTTATATTAGTAAACTTGAAAGTAGCCTTAATATAAGGGGTACTTCCTAGCAATATGTCTTCCGATGGCTCAACCTTGTCGCTGAGATACATCTCGACTTGTCTGTTCCGTACATTATCCCAATATCTCAGTTTCTTATTCTTAACATATTCGTAAAAGGTATCAAATACATCTCTGCGGTTATCTCCGGCAAAGACAAATTCAAATTCGATATCTACGGTATCTACAGTTAAGGTCGTTGGTATATACACTCTAATACCGTTAGAATCAGCATACTGTTCGGTATATACTCTGGATTTACCTTTTGAAGACAACCCTTTACAGGAGAGATACTTCATGCCGGAAAAATCTACTTCCAAGTCTTTGATAGGTTTAGTATCTGGCTTGGCTATTTCCTGCATGTAAAACTTCGGATTAGTTATCATTCGTCCACCTCCTCTATGATACGTTTTACAATCACTCTATTGTTCATATAGTCTCCGGTTAATACTGGTTCTTTACCATATAGATAAATGTAGCATCGGCTGTTTTCTCCTAATTCAATAGACAGATTACTTTCACCTGCAACATATATTTTGCAAATATGATAAGGGCTTACAACCAGTTTGGTGTTTGTTTCCAATACACAGAGAAGCGTAGTGTCTATAAGAAATTTCTCACCATTGTATTTACACAACATCGTACTGGTATATCCGTGCCCTTTTTCATTCTTATATTTGCAGATATATCTTCCATTAATGAAGAATTTGAATTTATCAGCTATATATTCCGGTGATAATCCCCATCCCTGACTGAGCGATTTAGCCATGTATTCCACTGCGTTAGTGTCACAGGCAAGTTCGAAAAGCTGGCATTTGCTTTTCTCATCGCTCCACATGTCAGTATATCCCTGACATAATCCTTTTTGAATGGAGTTGTTTTTGAATTGTTTCAAATCTATCATGCCTTTGTATTTAAAAGGCACTAAAAGGGAAGCTACGACCCTTCCCCAATAGTGCCCACATAACCTTATAATATACCAGCTATGAAATATCTCACCTTGTCCGGTCGTAGTTCGGACATGACAAAGATAGTAATATTTTTATGAATCAAAAAAATAAATGCTCTAAAAATAAACTTATTGATATTTTTTGCTATCTTTGTCCCTGCAAACCTCTTACAAGACAATCTTTTGATTTTCTTCTCCGGCTGTCCTTCCCCATTAGGACAGCCGGTTTCTTTTTGCTGATAAGTTAAACTATTGTTAATTGTTGATTATCTATTGGTAATAGAGAAATTATCACTATCTTTGCATCATGTTTTTACAAAAAAAATAAATATATTATGAAAATAGAAAATTTGGGACAAGCCAATATCTTGGTTAAAAAAATTAGAAATTTGGATTTATTACTTTCAGGTAAGCAAGCGAATTGTTGTCTCTCTGTGACAAACAGAGATGGTGATGTTTACACTTTAAATGAAGAGTATTCTAAGGAAATACAGACAGTTTTGAGAAAAGAGAGGGATAGACTGATAATAGAATATCATAGATTAGATTTGAAATAACTAAAAATAGAATTATGGAAATAGATAAACGATACAAGACCTCTTCAATAGGAATCTATAATAGGAATGTCTTTGAATGTCCCGAATGTGGAACAAGTATTCTCAAAGATTACTATAAGCATATCTGTGGAATTGCAGAAGCTCCCGTTGGGATTGTCTCTGTAAAAGAGTGCCCGACATGCTTTACGAAGTACCACTCTCATTTATCCGAAACGGACTATAGTCTGTTTCTACATAGTATAAAGGAAGGCGAAAACTTACATTTTAAACTATAAAGTAATGAGCAAAATCATTGATGGTAAAGAATATGACTCATTTGCCGAAGGGCTATATAAGATGAGCCAAAAAGGTATTTTTGGAGCACGCATAAACCTTACGAAAAAACGGGCTTGGGTACTTCGGGATATGATTAAAAGGCTCGAAGATTACGTACCGGAAGAAGACTACGATGATTATTGCGCTACTCTTGAATGGATGCGCCAAGAAATAAACAAGAGATATTCTGAATTTGATTTAGGAACAATTTAACGTATAACTATAAAAACTTGAACCTAATGCTGTATAGGTAAAGCGTGATAAATTATGAAATACGGGATTTTGAATTTGTTAGACGAGTCTCTGAGTGAACTTTCAAACAGAGAACAGCGGAATTTACTCAAAGAATTGTTAAGTGAAATCGATTCACGACTTCAAGATGTTGGTGAAGAAAAGGACGATAAAGACGAATTTGAGGAAGAGTAGCAACATTGTCATACGGTGGTTGAACGTCCACCGTATGGCTCAATACTAATAAAAAAGGAATCAAATGATAATAGCATGGTTCTCATGCGGTGTAACTTCCGCAGTCGCTTGTAAGATAGCATTGAGTCTGTACGAAGACGTGCAGCTATATTACATCGAAACTGGTTCGGGTCATCCCGACAATGCCCGTTTTCTTTCCGATTGTGAAAGATGGTATGGGCAACCAATACATGTCATACGTAGCGAAAAGTATAGTAGTGTTGAGGACGTCCTAATGAAAAAACGATATATTAATGGACCAACTGGCGCTGCTTGTACATTTGAACTAAAGAAGCAAGTTAGATATAGGTTGGAGAAAGAACTTGAAAGTTGGGACGGTCAAGTATGGGGTTTCGACTTCGACCCGAAAGAAATCAATCGAGCCATTCGATTCAAACAGCAATACCCGGACACAAAGCCACTATTCCCGCTTATTGAACGACAAATAACAAAGCCGGATGCGATGGGTATGCTTTGGAAAGCAGGTATTGAAATCCCCGCTATGTACAAGATGGGTTACAATAATAATAACTGCATCGGATGTGTAAAGGGTGGTATGGGCTACTGGAATAAGATACGCAAGGACTTCCCGGAAGTCTTCAACCAAATGGCACAGATTGAGCGTGATGTTGGTGCTACGTGCCTAAAGGACAAAAACGGGCGTATCTTCTTGGATGAACTACCAACATGGAGAGGCGACCCAGTGGAAGAGATTATACCGGATTGTTCGTTTATCTGTCAGATAGAGTTTCAAGAGATACTTGACAGACAGGTAGAGCGAGTTTTGAAAGGAGAAATTAGTATTAATGATGTAGCCTAATTAGGCTCAAAACTAAGAAGGAATGAGTGGAAAAGATGTACTAAGACTATTGCTTATCAGCTACGGTTTTTGCCGTAATATCGAGATAAGTACCTATATGGGAGAAGGTGGATGGATTGGCTATAAGGTATCTGCCAACAATGATGATGGACTTGAATACTACGATGTAAATTGTGAAGGATTATTATTTCACATACATGAAATTCAATATTTTATGGCAGGAGAAAATGTTGTCCCTCGTATTTTGAGTGGAAATTACAGTAATAAGGAGCTTCTTTCAGACGAACACTTAAATAAGTTGTTGGCTATACCAGAAAATGAAGATTATTGTAGAACGAATCCTTATAAAAAGGTGTAAAACAATAAAGAAATGAGCAAATACCAAACAGAAGCCGGGATAGAATGTACACCCGAAGAAGATAAGCTAATTGATTCATTGAAAAGATTAGCTAAAAAATGGGAAAAAGACGGTAATCGTCTTTGGCTGTATTCAGCCAGTGGTTCACTTCATGTAATGATGCACGGAGATACGGAAGATAATCCTACACCAGAATTTACGAAATTAAATGGTAGTAATATTGATAATAGTATAACTACAATTGATGGGATAAAAAATGATGGTGGGGACTGGTAATTAACTAATAACCAAATAGTAATGAGTAAAAATATATCTAAATATGCTTCTGAACATTGGAGCAATAGCGATTATAAGGTAAGAGCCGAAATAGCTCATCAAAAAAACGTATGTGTAGCTACCTCTGTTGTAAGAAAGGCTGTATTGGAAACCTTTGAAAAGGCTTTCTGTCTTGGTGAGGAAGATATGAAGCAGAAAGCTATCGAATCTTATATCGAAAACTGCGAGTACAAATCAGATTGGTGCTGCGGTTGTGCAGAAGCTCATGGAGCTATCCTTTCTGAACCGGATGTATGTATGGGTAGGGATTGCCCTACTGTGAAACAATTTATTGAAAAACTTAATTCGTACTAAGTAGATATGAATGAATTGAATTGGTATGAAGTAAATAGCTTGCTTCCACCTGTTGAAACGGAAATTATTTTCGCAGATTCCATAAGATGCCGTTCTGAATGGCAAAATATACATAGAGAGTGTAATGTTAGAGAATTCTGTAAGAATTATGGGTATGATTATTGGACTTACGCTCCAAGCTATGAAAATTTAAAATCAGAGTAAAACAATAAAGTAATGAGTAAACTTAGACTAATACTTCGTTGGTTATTTATTCCATTGTGGATTGTACTGTTTTTTGTGTATTTGCTTATATGGTATATACAAATGAGTTGGTACTATTTTAGCTTTCAGGATTATTGGGAAAGATATCTTGTACTTTGGGATAGGGTAATGATAATTTTAAGATTAAAAACTAAATAGAAATGAATAAGATTAAGCTAAAAGGATTGTCTGATAAACGATATGCAATGTCTGAATTGGTTGCCGATGCCTATCGGCTTAATGCTAACAAAATATCTATTTTGGCTGCAACCGTTGAACTTTTAGCAAAAGGCACTCAACATCAAAAAGATGCAGAAGAGATAATTAAAGGGTGTTATCCCCAATATTACAATGATTAATAACTAAGTAGTAATGAATAAAAAGAAACATATTCTCGATTGGTATATTAAGAATACACCATCTGACGAAAAAGAATACGATAAAGGCTGTTTGTTCGCTTTCTATACAATAGCTATCGTTTTCATTACATTAGTAATTTTAATTTTAAAAATACAATAGATATGAACGAACCAATTGTAGAAGTCTCAGTTTGGAAATTGAGGGAAATTGCTGATACGCTCCGGCTGGTTTCAAATACACTTGAATCTCCTAAAAGAGAATCCTGTTTAGACCGAAAAGTAATGACTTCTTGGAATATCGTTGTTGACATTCTAAATGGGCATACTCCATCTCCCCATGAAAGTCTTGATTATTACATGAAGAAAGGTCAAATGCCTAAATTAAAAGAAGATATAAATGGGACGAAAGAAAGTATGTATTAAATGCAAACGTAAACTTTGGATGCGGGATTTTTATAAGCATAAGTCTTATTATAGTTCCAAATGCAAAGATTGCACTAAAGAAGAGATGAGAATGGAATATGCAGAGAAGAAAAAAGTGCCGGATAAGAAGTTTTATGATGAGTCTAAAGGATTATACATGGAACATAAAGGATATTCGACACGTATTTCATGGTCAGGTAATATGCTCTGTATATTGAAACGGCATTATGCTACAACATTCAACGAAGAACTAGCTGAGTTGATTGGAGTTTCCCCTAGAACTTTAGTTCGGAAAGCGAGGGAGTTGGGAATTTCGAAAGACCCGGATTGGATGAAAGAAGTTTGTAGGACAAATGCCAGATATGGAGCAGTGATTAGTAAAAAGAATAGAAAACTAAAAAACAAAGAATTATGACAAAAGAACAAGCATCAAAAGGATTTGATTTAATTCAAGAAATTGATAAAGTAGAAAAAGAATTAAATAGATGGGAAGAAAGCTATAAGTTTATTGATATAACTACTGCAAGCAAGGAACGCAGATACGGTGTAAATGTCGATTGGGTTGATTTTGATGTAGTAAAATCAATAGCTATTGGAAAGAAAGAAAAGACTTAAAGAACTAAATGACGAATTTAAAGCATTGTAATATGAAAGAACAGATAGTAGATATTTCAAAACTTCTCACCATCAGAAGTTACGCTGAAAAGAAAGGATTTGTAAAAGAAACCGTATATCTTTGGATAAAGACAGGAAAGTTACCACATGTACGTATTGATGGAGTTTTATTCGTTTTTGATGAAGATGAAAAAGAAAAAGAAAACAAATGATTTCCATCCCGAAATAGGTATTCGGTGGGGAAGACAGCAATATCGAATTGAAGTAGTGTATTTGATGCTCCGGTGCTATTTGCATTATCATATGATGAAGTCTCATGCGGAATGTGCAAGACATGAAAAATACGATAAGAAAGATGCAGAAAGTATTTCTGCATTTATCAGTGCTGCCTTTAAGTTGGATTGTAAACCGGAAAATTTTATAAATTCAACAAACGAATTAGCTGATAAAGCTATTGAGGAATACAAGAAACTGGATGAAATTTTAAATATTTATTTTCCATCGGTTCGTTTCCCAATTGACAGGGAAGATGTGATTTCTACTTTAGCTTATCTCTACAATAACAATATTCTATTGAATATGAAACATGTGGATTTTCTATTCTTCATTCAATATGTAGAGTACGCATATCATACTAGAACAAAAGGCGTAAAATGGCTAAAAGAAATGTGTTTGGAAACTTGTATATGGAATGGTGGATTTACCAGACGTACTGATACCATGCTATTCCGTAGGTCATTCATTCTCATCGAACAGAAGTTGAACGAAATTATCCAAAAACGATTAAAAAGAAAAAATAAGAGATATCATGAAGCTAGTATTTAATAGAAAAGACTTTTTGGAAGCCATCAATATCGGTGGCTGTTATGCGGGAAACCGAAAGGTTTTACCGATACTGGAATGTGTAAAAATCACAGTTAAAAACAACAAATGTACTATATTGTCGTATGACGATATGAATGCGATTAAAACGTCCTGCAATATTATCAGTTCTGATGAGGACATTGTATTCTGTATTAACAAGGCAGATATTGAATCGTATGTAAATCTTCTTAGGGATGAAACTTTTGAAATGGAAGTTGAAGTTATTGGAGAAGAAGCCAATAAAGAGAAAAAAATGAAAGCTACCATTTATACCGATACCGGGACAATGGAATTTCCGGTGGAAGATGCAAAATGGTATCCTACCCTTCAACAAGAATCGGATGCGGAAACGTTTACTATGCCGGCTCAAACATTGGGATACTGGATTGTTAAGGGAAATCCATTCTTGAAAGAAGATGAATTGCAACCGGTATTTGAATGCTTGCATCTGTTTATTCAAGAAAACAACATTCATGCGTTTGCTTTTGACAGTATCAAAATGTACCATGATTTTTGCGAGACTGAATCCAATCTCAAAACTATCCTATCTATTCCAAGAAATTCATTCAAAGGTATTCGGGAGGCTCTAAAGAAAGAGAATGAAGTGACCATTAAAAACGGGAAGAACAACATCATCATCAAATGTGAAAACTCAATGTTGCTCATCCGTAAGATGGAAATGAAAGTTCCCAACTTCTTTCAATTGCTTCAATACAAAGACCGTTTTACCGTCAGAGTAGATAAGAGAACCATTCTTTTATGTTTATTGAAAGCAATAAATATTTTCGAAAAGCCAATTACCGGAAATATATCTCTCAGCTTTACAGAAGAAGGAATTACCATTTCAGCAACAAATTGGGGAGGAAACAAAAACTATACAGAAAAGATATATGCAGAAGGTGGTCAGGCGATATGTCAGAACTTCAACGCTATGCAAATGAGGACTGCTATCGACGCTATCAGTACGGATAATATAGAAATATGTCCAACCGGAGAAAGGGCTTTATTAAAAATAAAGAATCCTGAATATGAGAGTGAAGTAACCATGATTTGTCCAATGGTAAAATAATCATTATGGAAAAAGTATATATAACAAAATATGCCCTAACAACAGGTATCCTAGAAATTGAAGCTGAAATAATGAAATCTTATTGGGATAAATATCCGGGATATGTGAAAGATGAAGAAGGTGAACTATATTACCTTAGTAAAGATGCTTTTACTGATGAAGATGAAGCAATTAAAAAGCCGAAGAGATGAGAAAAGCAAGGATTATCTCTCTTTACAAACAAATTGACAGATTGGACAAATTGAGATTTGAATGATATGGAAAATTCTGAAAGTCATTATATAACAGACCCACAAAGAACGCAAAGTATATTTGATTATACTATTGAGTTTTGTACAACTTGTGATAGAGAAATGCAATTTGATATTCAAACTGGACAATGTGTTCTTTGTGGTAGTGATAATCCTTTTGGCTTATTAGAAGAACATACCGATAAAGAATGGGATGATTACTATCATAACAATAAACAGAAGACACAAGTGTGCCGACTAATAAAAAAGAAAAAATATGAAAATTAATACAGAGTTTGATGTAGGTGATAGTGTATGCTATCTAAGTGAAGACCATATTTACTATGCAAATATTAGTAAAATAACCTTTGAAATATCGCATGAGGATAGAAGTTTTGTGATGGTTTATAAGCTATCTGATGGGTTGAGTGTACCGAGAAACAATTATCCATTATGGGATAAAAGATTATTTAAAGACAAAGAAAGTTTAATTGAATATTTAGAAGAACATGAATAAAGAAGAATTTATCGCTAAAAAAGCGACTATCCAAGAAAAAATAGATGCAGTAAAGAGAGAGATGATGGATTTGAAACAAGCATATATAGATTCAAATGCTCCGTTTCCGGTCGGGTCAAAAATTTGTATCATTAATCCACCATTTGAAGGTTGGGCTTTTGATAATAGAGAACGCATACATATTCCAGAAAAGAGAAGATATGCCTATGTTGAAGGATACGAAATATTTTTTGATGAAGTCTTTCCTAAACTGAAAAAGGCAAAGAAAGATGGTAGCATATCGAAAGCGAATGATAATGTGTCTTTTGAAAAATGTAAAATGGAATTAGCTGAATAATTATAGAAGAAATGGTAACGATACATTGGAATTTTATTATATATGGGGTTATCCTTGGGGGTACACTCATGTTTGCGCTAACAAGAGACCATACTTATTCTTGGTTTGGTTCTGATATGGAATGGGCTATAATCATTTGGATTATATTTGCTGTAGCATTTACTCCGATTTGGGGAGGTATATTTTGGTGGTAACTAACATATAAATAACAATTATGGAAGAAAGAAAACTGAATTTTAAACGCAACGACGACCCTACAATAGTAGAAGACAAAGATGGGAAATTAGCCAAGGAATTGGCAAAGATATACCAAGACATTCAATTCAATCTTGGATATTGCTATGAACAGTTGATAAAGGGAGAATTGACCGAAGGGATGAAAGAAACCCATATGTCTTTGACCGAACATTATGTAATATCTTTTCTGAAAAAGATGGGGTATGAAGGGGTACTTGAAAGAGAACAAAATGAAAGATTGAGCGAAATCCGGTCACTGAATGATGAAAATAGAGAGCTTCGGAGGCAATTAGGTGAAAAGGTGACAAACGAGGATTTCAGAGAGAAAATAAAGAACATCTGTTCAAATTTCAAGAGGTGGTGGAACATAGAAGGATTTGGACATGTTAGCGAAATGTCCTTTGGAGAATATGGCACACTCATAGTTAAGTTAAGCGGTAATATCAGCCGTTCTTACTATGAAGATGAAGAGCGAACAGAAGAAGAGAAAATCAAATATCTGGAAGAACTTGGGTTCTCAATAGACAACGAAAGATACGTAATCTTTAATGATTCAAACATCAATCTATTAAAGAAATTGCTTACTGAGAAATATCCAAGCGCAAAGATATGGAAAATTGAATCCCATGATAGGCTTACGTCTATGGCTATTTGGGATATTGAAATTATTATTAAAAACTTAAACGATTTAGAATTATGTTAACAAGAGACGAAGCATTCAATTTAGCACAACAACAATCTCAAACTTTGGAAGAGGTATTAATTACTATTGAACATCAGGCAAGAGCCGGAGAGTACATGACCGAGTTTCATATGCTTCGTCCAGAAGTAGTAGATGGACTTAGAGAACTAGGATTTATTGTTTTATACAATCCAACTAAATATCTTTGTGGCTCAATATTAGTATCATGGGGAAAAGGAAATATTTTTGACTAACCGGATGGGGAGAAAATTCTCCCCATTTTTAACCAAAATTATTTGGAATTTGCCAATTTACTTAATACATTTGTGGAAAATTTATAGAATATGGAAGACTTCAAAAACTTAGTGCGTATCTCTACATACGCAAAACTTAAAGACATCAGCACGGAAACGGCTAGATTGTGGGTGTTAAACAAGAAAGTAAAATCAGTTATTATTGATGATACGATTTTCATAGTCAAAGAAGAAGAGAAAAATAATAAGGAGAAATGAGATGGGAACTCACGACCCGGCTTTCCTTTTTTACAGTAATGACTTTCTTAGTGGAGTAGCTGACCTTACTATGGAAGAGAGGGGACAGTACATTACATTGATGTGTCTTCAACACCAAAAAGGGCATATTTCAGAGAAAACCATAAGGTTAAACGTAGGTTCCATCTCGGTTGATGTTTTATCCAAGTTTCAACAGGACGAAAATGGTTGTTACTACAACGAGCGTCTACAGAAAGAGATAGAAAAAAGAGATAGATTTGCAAAAAGTAGAAAGGAAAATGGTAAAAATGGTGGTAGACCCACTAAGATAGAAAGTGACAAAAAGAAAGAGTTAGAAAGAGATTGGCAGGAAATGATTGACTTCTTTGATAACTCATGTGTATGTTGTGGATATAAATTTGAGAATGGTGAGAATCCCACTAAAGACCATATTATACCGCAATCATGGGGTGGTGAAACAGCCATATACAATTTACAACCTTTATGTAGAGAATGTAATTCTTCTAAATGCGCAGACCATGATACAGATTATAGAAAAAAATATATAGATGAGATACCGGATAACTTAAAAAAGAAATGGTTTAGAGAAAACCATATGGTTTCTGGTAGGTTACAAAAACAAGAACCTAAAAATAACCATACTGAAAATGAAAATGATAATGTAATTATAGATAATGATAATGAAGATATAATGGAGGGTTTAAGGGAGGAAGAAAAGGAGAATAAGAAGAAGACCCGAATATCCCAAGCAGATGTCGATTATCTATATTCGCTTTATCCCGCTTCTTGTCCGAACCGGAACAAGTCAACTGGCAAGGGAAGAAAGGACAAGGAAAAAATCAGGGCAATGCTAAAGGACATGTCTAAAGAAGAACTTGAATTCACGATTAAGGCATACGTCCAGCAATGTGCAGAAAAAAAGGAATGGCTAAAGAACTTCTCTACCTTCCTGAACAATCTGCCGGATATGAGTTTTGTGGAACTGAAAGTAGAAAAACCAATTAATGACGATTATTATCAATGAATGAGCCAATGATTCGTAAATGGTACGATATCTTCAAGAACAACAAAGACCTTGTGGAGATACGTATCTTAGACCCTAACAGCAAGAAGTCCTATTCCGGTTACTTCACGGATGTGGAAACTATATTGCGAGAAATACGAAAGTACGACTATTGCAATATTTACTTCACTCTGAACAGCATTGATTCAGCTTGTTATTCTCGGGAACAACACGACCGGATTTCCACCAAGCCTAAATCTACAACTTCCGATAAAGAAATCATTGGGAGAGACTGGTGCTTGATTGATATTGATTGCGAGAAGCCAGCCGATACCAATTCCACGGACGAAGAGAAGGAAGCTGCCAAATTGGTGGTCAATGAGGTCTATAAATTTTTGAGAGACCAAGGCTTTGGGAAATTGGTTATCTGTGACAGTGCGAATGGTTTTCACATCCTCGTGAAGCAAAAGATGAAGAACACGGATGAGAATACGCAAATTATGAAAGACTTTTTGCAAGTCCTAGATATGCTGTTTTCCACCGATAAGGTGAAAGTGGATACTTCTACCTTCAATGCAAGCCGAATATGCAAACTGTACGGATGTGTCAGCCGGAAAGGGAGTAATACCGCAGAAAGACCTCAGAGAGAAAGTGCCATACTGAGAGTTCCCGAAGACATTACGCCTACTCCCAATGAATATTTCAAGAAAGTAGCTGATATGCTTCCTAAATCGGAGAAACCGGATAGGAGCAACAACTACAAAGTGGACAACTTCAATTTGGAGGAATTTATAGCCAAGCACAATATACAGGTGAGAAATGTCGTAAAGACGAAGGACTACACCAAGTATGTACTTGAAGAATGCCCTTTCAATTCCTCTCATTCCGCACCGGATTCGGCTATTTTTGAGATGGCTGGTGGTGGATATGGATTCAAGTGTTTACATGCAAGTTGTTCGGGTTATGGATGGAAAGAGTTTCGTTTGCACTATGAGCCGGATGCTTATAGCCGGAAAGAATACTCAGAATACATCACCAAGTCGCGAAATTTGAACTTTCAGCGTCCGGACAAGGAAATCTATACCCCGGTGGGAGAAGATTCAAAAAAGGGCAATAAGTGGATGAATATGGCGGATATAAAATACGTCGATGTTTCTCAGCTTCCGAAAATACCTACCGGATTCAGGATATTGGATAAATCCATCACCGGATTACTGTTGGGTGAAGTATCGCTGATTTCAGGAAGTAACTCTTCGGGAAAGTCCTCTTGGTTGAACCAGCTTTCGTTGAATGCCATCAATACCGGATACAAGGTGGCGTTGTGGTCAGGAGAGTTGGTCGGGTATCGTTTGAAAGGATGGATAAACCAGATTGCTGCCGGACGAAGCTATGTGCAAAAGGTGGACGGATACGACACTTTGTATTATGCTCCGAAAAACATATCTGACCGAATAGACAATTGGACAAAAGGGAAATTGTTCCTTTACAACAATCAGTATGGTTCTCGTTGGGAACAACTGATGGCTGATATTACTGAAATCATTGAAAAAGAGGGAGTAAGCCTTGTTATTATAGACAACCTGATGGCTATGTCTCTGGAAGGATTTGACGGAGACAATAACAGCAAGCAAAGGCAGTTTATCTTACAGGTATGCGACCTTGCTAAGAAGAAGAACGTCCACATTATTGTGGTGGCTCATCCTCGTAAACAAACAGATTTTCTTCGCAAAGAGTCCATATCCGGTTCAGCCGATTTAACCAATGCGGTAGACAATTGTTTCATCATTCACCGTGTTAATAAGGACTTTGAGACCAGAGGTATTGAGTTCTTTGGTTCACCCAGAATATCGGAGATGATGCAATACGGTAACGTGGTAGAAATTTGCAAGAACCGTTCTCTAGGAGTAGTAGACACACTTTGTGGGATGTACTATGAGATTGAAACCAGACGTTTCAAGAATGACATTGCAGAGCACATAGTGTATGGATGGCAGGAAGAGCCGAAACCAGAACCGGCTTTCCAACCAAATGATTATGAATACAGTACATACGACTTCAATGTCCGGCAAGAGAGTGACTTACCTTTTGACGGAGAAGACAACGGATGTCCTTTTTAAAAATAAAAAACATGGAAGAAAAGATTTATGAATTTGACCCACAGGTATATCCAATGAAACTGTGGGTTATGAAAAAGCCAGATTTTGAAACAGTACAGAAGACATTCTGCTCAATGGGAGAAGAAGATGAATTGTACGAGTTTGAATCTAAACAGTTGACGTTCGGTTCTCACACAACTATGAGAGTGTTTCCGGTAGTTAAAAAAGAGACAAATCAGTGGGGTGTATTAGCTGTTTTTGGAAATCCAAAGTATTTTAAGACAAGTATTTTAGCACATGAAGCATCTCATATTTGCGATTGGCTTTTTGAACTGATTGGAATTAATCGTGGGAAGTTTGATGATGGTGAACCTGCGGCTTATTTCAGCCAATGGGTATTTGAACAATTGTATAACGTAAAGAAAGGGAAAGTATGAAACAGACAGTAGAAGAAGCAGCAAAAAGCATGGCTTACAATAAGATGCCAGATTGGGGCGGATTGCCAGCAGTGGCGAAGAAATATTTTATAAAAGGTGCAGAGTGGCAGAAGGAGCAATCTCCGTGGATAAGCGTGGAATGTAAATATCCCTCTTATGATAAATCATCTTCGCTAAATAAACGAGAAAGGTATATTGTCCGTGTGATAAGTGGAAGTGCAAAACAAGATATTACCTACACTCTTGCTTGGCTTACTGGAAGAAATCGTTTTAATGTAGAAATGGATTGGGTAAAAGTGACTCACTGGATGCCTATTCCTTCTTTCGATGAAATACTGGAAGCCAACAGAGACGTTTTAGAACGAATGAAAAATAAAGGAGACTAAAGTATGCAGAAAATAGATATAACAGGAAATAAATATGGTAGATTAACATTAAACAAATCAGTAATAATGGAAAAGACATATAATGCCCAGCAGGCTATAATTGCTCAAAGAGAATACTTGAAAAAATTAGCTCAAAACAACCCAGGTGATTGGATGGCTGATAATTTTTCAAAAGGAATAGGGTTTGCTCCGTCTAATGGCGTTTGTTACCATTGTAACAAACAAATTTATTCCCAAGGCGGAATATCAGTCGAGAGAGCAAGCACAGAACTCACTACCGGTTGCCCATTTTGTCATACTTCATACGTTGATTAAAAATAAGGCAACTATATCTAATTTAAAATACAAATAGTATGGAATGTAAATGTATGAATTGTATGCTTAATATCCTAAGCAGGGACATTAAGGAAAGTACTCAAAAGATGTGTGAGTGCATCCGGTGCGAAATGGGTTCTGTAGCATGTGCTATAAATGACCTTAACGACACCCAGTATAAAATTTATGCTTCTCTGGCTTCGGTAAATCCGATGGCGGTAGCGGCTGAATATCCAGAAGAAACAGAATATGCAGTGATATATCATACCAGCAGAGTCGTATTTCTTGAAATGCTGAATCCTGAAATGGTAGTTTTGTTCAAACAACCGATTGGGATTGATAAACCGACCTATTTCCAAGACGGAAGTAACTACGGTCATGTAATTACGTTTGGAGACAAGGATACACTGGCAATGTCTGACCAATTAGTTAACAACTATCCGTACCCGGCTCTGTATGTAGGAAACTACATAATCTTGAATCCAACCCAGCAAACATTGGATGACTTTAAGAATGGAAACTTATAAAACTCATGAATATGGAAACAGTAGAAGAAAAAGTAATCAAAATTATCCAAGGAAAACTACCAGAAAGTCGTAAAAACATATCTTTGGAAGACCGGATATATGACGATATAGACATTGACTCACTGGATTGCTGCGAAATCTGTATGGAAATCGAAGCGGAGTATGGAATAAAGGAATTTACCATTGATGGAGGACTGTTTAACCCGTCCGTCCAAGAAATTGTAAACCAAGTGAAAAGTCATATTGAAAACAAACCTTCCGGCTTAGAACTGATAGCAAAGGAATGGGAAAGACTGACTGGAACCGGCTATTATACAACATACGAAAAGGAAACAGCGATTAATGGAGTAATGTCCTTTGATGCTTCTCGTATGGCACTCCCAACCGGATATGAGATAATTAAAAACGATGAATATGTTCCACAGTGGTACACCACTGAAATACGTATTCAAGAACTTGCCAAAGCCGGAGCACTCATTGCTGCGGAAATCGACAGGCTAAACAAATTGGAGGAAAAGAAATGAGAGAATTAGGTAAAGACGTAGCCATTGAATACGCCAAAGATTCAGCCATATATGCAAGACATATTCTAAAAGAAGTCAATGACAAAAACTATGAAAGTTATGTTACACAACATACAAAATCTTTCATGTATGGCGTAAGATGGGCTTTAAACGGATGGCACAATGTAGAGTGTAAAATGCCGGAACAAGTGTTGGAATGCCATGCGGATGAAATAGATTTAGGAGATGGGGAAAAAGGATGGTATTTGATATACACGGACGATGTATTAGTCCTATTAGCGGATTGTACTATTAGGCGAGCCAGAAGAGATATAACTCCAAATGGTAATTGGTACTGGAATTTCCCTGTAGATAGAGTAAAAGACATTTTGTATTGGAGGGAAATACCATGAATGAAGACTTCAAGAAAGACCTAAAAGCTCTTTTGCAGAAATATGACGTATCATGTGGAGTGAACTACTACGAATTTGCCGGAGAACTATTTCCAGATGGAATCATATTTGAATCAACCGATGCAAAAGAAGTATTGTTCCTCATTGAAGCGAATTCTTTTGATGCGGAAGATATAAAATTGGAAGAAGAGTAATAAACGAGCCGGGAGAAACAAACTTCCGGCTTTTTTATGACCTAACAAATCAGAAAGTACCGTATATATCAACCAATTACATAAAAAAACCTGCCCAAATCTCACGACTTAGACAGGAACGATCTTTTTAATATACAAAATCAACATGCAATACAAAGCTACTTTCACAAGCGGTTTCAGTACGAGTTTGAAATAATGTTTACGGATGAAAAATCAATCACTTAGTGAATAGAATAACGACTGCAAAGATACAAACTATATCCTAAAAACAAAGAAAAAAAGAAGGAAATCACAGCAAAAGCCACAATTCCCTTCCAAATACTAACATTTTAAACAAAAATGAAAATACCAATAAACTAATAATTTAAAATCAACTAAGTCATTCGCTAACGACAGGTCTACATTTCTACATCGGCAAAGATACTATCTTTTTCCATACAACCACTGCTCAAAGCGTTAAATTTGCACAATGCTTGCCGTTTTCCAGTGTATTCCCATGCCCAAACGCCAAATGCCTTGCTTGTCGGATAGCTTACACAGTCAAAATAAGTGTTCTCTTTCCGCTTAAACACCTCATAACTCACCGTGCTGGTCTCTACGTGAGTCTTCTTGTAGATATAAGCTGCCGGACACTTCTCAAACAGTTCAAACGAGTAGCCTTTCACCTCGCCACGACCCTCAAACTTCTCTTCTAACTCTTTCATTTCTCTTTATTTTCTGGTTCTACTTCTACAAAAATAACATCGTTGCCATCACTACGCTCGGAGGAAAAACATTCCCCTACAATATCAGATGATGAATAACAACCTCCACATTCAAAGAAGAAACATCCAACACAACGGTCGTCTGAACATTCAGTTCCAAGGTTTTTACTTTTTACGCACTTCAAACGCTTCAATCCGTACTGGAATTCCTCATCCAATGCAAACTCCGTCTTCGGCACAGCAGGCTTCTCTACTTTACCTATCTCCACAAAGATTACATCTCTATGGTCACGTCGATTCGCACTGGAACAAGCACCAAAAACTAAAGGTTTAACACATCCGGGGAAACTGTCCCCTGTATTAAAAACACAATCCTCACACGTTAAACCAAGATGGCACTCGTAAATAACTCCCTTATAGGGAAATCTAACTCCCAATTTAATGTCTTTAAATTCTTTCTCTTCTTCCATAATAAAATCCAATTTAAAAGTTTATAATACGTATCGCTGTTTTTTCAATTCTAATCCAAAAGGCAAGGAAATGTTCATCTTCACAAAGAAAATAGAAAATAACCCATATACGGGGTAGCAAATTTCAGAAGTATTCAACCATTTCTATTCACAACCACGACGCAAAGATAGAAATTTAAAACGAAATACAAGCAAATTCAAAAAGAAATATTTGGCAAACGACAAAAATAAAGCCGAAAACCAGAATTACGTCCTCGAAACGCACCGGTGTGTTTACCATTCAGCCATTAAATGATTGATTTACAGCCGAAGTCGGAATTCCGACAACGGAAACAACATATTCAAAAACATATAAACAGGGGAAATAGGCAGCACGAAGAAATAAAAAAATAAAAAAATAAAAATGAGGGAAGAGGTAGCCTCCCCTTCACCCGTCGAAAATGGGGGACACCCCACCAAAGAAGGTAGGCACGGACTAGCCACCCCAATTTTTGTGCCCGAAAATAGGCTTATTTATTTCTCTGAGACGCTTTCTTTCTGTTTGTGATAGATTGCATATCATTGATGTAATAACTCCAAAAAACGCCATTAGAATACGTCTAATACATTCGTTTCGTGTTCTAGGCACTTATATAAGCTGTTTATAGGTCTGCAAAGAGGCGTTAATCATTGATGTAAGCTATAAAAAGATGTTTTTCGGGTGTTTTTTTTGTTTTTCCTTTCCCTTTTGCAAGATGGCAGGCGCATATTATACCTATCTACCTTTCACCAAACCTTTTTTTCTAGTATGTTTTTTCTCTATTCCTACATTTCCCTTTTATCCCATTCTGTTTTTTTTAGGTTATTGATATTTCCTTTCTTCTTTCTTTCTTTGTTTCTTCTTCTTCTGTTTGTTGTTTCTTTCTTTGTAGTCTTATGTGTTGTAGTGTTGTAGTCACATACAACACTAGTAAACTATTCAAGTATCGCTGTTTGTTTTTCGTTTTCTTTACACCGCCTTATATGTGTGTATATAATATATATATACTAGTGTATATGTGTATATGATTAACCGTATATATACACTGCACATACTATATACGATATACTCGTAATATATTACTAGCGTAATATATATACTCATATATCGTATATAGATGTGGTGTATATACACTTTATGGTATCACGCATGCGGGCGTGATGTTATTGCCTATTGGCGTGTGTAGGCTGTAGTATATCGTAAAAAGGTGTAACTATGATTTGTAGTTTCTTAACTATGTGCTTTGTGTGAAGTACGATAGATTCGTGTATATTTGTGTTAACCCAATAGTTGTTATAAGACGATATATTAAATAGATGTTAAGATATTAGGTTGTTATTTGCCAATTAGCAAATTATTAGTACCTTTGCAATGTCGGGAAGAGATAACAAGTTCTACTACTGATAGCGTTCTTTTAACCAGTTGTTAATACTCTATCACAAAGATAGCCTGTAAGTATTCATACTACACACATGCACAGCATGTTAAGCAAGTGTAGTTATTGATATACTCCATCTCTATACAGCGTTATCTTTTCGGTTAGCAACGGACTGAGAGTTCTTATACTTTTTGGTGTACGCATGAAAATTGAGGCATAACAGTCTCCAAAAGTAAATAAGACGTATAGGCAAGCATCTATCAAACTTGGTTAATATCAGTGCTTGCAAGGATAAGGATAATAAACCTTTGATGCGCTTACCCTGTTAATTGATAGGTAGGGAGGAAAGCGAAATCAGACCGACGAAAGTAGCTATAATTTATTGATAACAACCAATACCACATAACAAACAATACTACAGAGATGGCGAAATCTTTGCAAGTTGTTTGCTTCACTTTTCAAAAGAAATCAAGAAAAAAGATAAGTATCCATATATAAACGTAATTTTCCGTTATTGTATTAGCGATAATATGATAAACGGTTGTCTTATATATTGGCTTATCTTTTCTCTTTAATGTAGCCTAAATGTTCCACGTGAAACAATTTAGAACGTTACAAGCCGTTGCAAATACAGAGTAAAGAGATAAAAGATAATAATCATGAAAAAAGAAATTAAAAGAGAAAACTGGTCTGGTTTAAGTGACAAAGAAGTAACACTAATAAACTTATTCGGAATAGGTTTATCAATTGGGTTAATGATATTATTAGTATTAATATTAAAATAGCATAAGTTATGAAAACTTTAAAGCAATTACAAGTAGAACATGTAGCAAACATATTGCTTGCTGCAATGAATGAAAAAGTTTCAGAAATGGAATTTATCATTAAAGATATTATAGATAGTAATTACCCGTTTTGTAAAGGGCGTAAAATGTTGAAAGAAGGTATTGAAAGATACTGCATTATTAGCAATAGGCTATATGATTTGTGTATTAAATATCCTACTTATGAAAGCTATAAATACAATATAAATGATATTGAAAACCTTGGAAAAAGATTTTCTATTGTGAGAGACTTTTACTATAATACTAATAAATAATAATAGCTATGTACAAAGTAATCGTAACAACAGCAAAGGGGAAAACTTCTGTTTATAAGACAAAAAGAAGTAATGAGATATTATTCGGAGACCTTTCTTATCATTTTATTTGCAGACATAAGAACCACCCTGTTTTTAACCAATTTTATTACGGTGACAAAGGTATAATAATGGGAACGGAAACTTATAACCGTATTATTAATTTAGAAAAGCAATACGATAAAATTCCAGTCGCTGATATGTTAGGCGCAAAGGTGGAATATTTTCCAATAGACGGGAGAACTAAACGTGCAAAACGTCTGCCTTATTTTAATGTCGAATGTTTAATTGATTAATAGAAAGGAATACACCTATGAAGATGGGAAACAAGCAAGTAGTAAAACTTTTAAAATTGAAACACTATGAGAACAAAAGTACAAATATCAGATTTTAGCTTTATCAAAAAAGGGTACGGCTTGTATAGAGTTATCTATGAAAGTCCAGTAACCGGGAAATGTTGGTCTACTATGATTAACGACATGACATTGATAGACGCAACGCTAAATGCAGACGAACCGACCGCAAAGGACTTAAATATGTTAAAATGGTTTTGCAAAAACAAATAAGAAAGGGTATAATAATGATAGAAAAGAATATAACAGAATTAATAAAAGGAGAAATATTTGTTTACAAAAGCGTTGGTGTTAATCACCAATTTAGGTGTACCTTTGACCGAATAGAATATATTAGCGGTTATCCTGTATTATATGGAGTATTAAGTACTGGAATTCAGTATGAACATCCGCTTTCAGTCCAAGAATTAAAAAATGAAAAAGTAATAATAGTATAATATGATGGAAACTATTAATTTTAATATTTCTCATGGGTACGGTTCGGAGAAACTTGTAGAACTTGCAAAAAGCAAACAAAGTGACATTTATATTAACTTTGCTTATACTGACTATGGAGGTGATTTTTTTGATAGAATAGCAATTGCCTATTTTAAAGAAAATCACCCGGATAATATAGTATATGAGAACACTTATTTTAACGGTGAGAACGCTTATATTTTTGGCGAAATAGCCAAAGAGTTTAAAGAAGAAACCGACAATTATTTATTAGGTTTTGAAAGCATAGAAGAATATTACTTTGAGAAAGAACGAGAAATGTTAGATGCTTTGTATCTATTCTTGTTTGAGGAATACAACGAACGTATATGTACTAACCGTGATAATTTTATAGAGTTTTTGCGGAATAACTTTACAAATGAATGTTCTTACAATGTTATGTCTACTATGGTGGATTATTCACCGTCTGACGTGGAAAAATTACTAATTGAAAACAATTTAATAACATCCTATTGATATGAAACTGAATGAATTTCTTTCGGCTGTAAGCGTGATAATTACGTTGTTAGCTTTGTATGTGATTATTTATATTTGTCACTAATAAAGAAAGGGGAAACGAAATGAAAGCAAGGTTTTTACAAGCAATAGAAAAAAGAGATGCGCTAAACAACCGTCTTTTTTCTGAAACTGAGATGCGCGGTTTATCCAAAGTTGAAAAGCAATTTATCCGCAATAACAAATATAAAGCGCATGTAGTACAAGATAGCATAAATAGCCTTATAAAAGGTACATACTACTTGTTTATTGAACGTAACAGAATGGGGAAAAAGCAATTGTATGCTTATCATAAGAAACAAGTGCTTTGCCCGAATAAGAAAGATATTTGTCCGAACGCATATAACTATGAATGTTGGTTGACTTTTAACAGTAATGAAAATTACTGGAAATTTGACCTACTAAACTATGAGAGGCGTTTTTGCATCCTACCTAATACGATAACATTAATATTTGCATAACTTATTAAATTGAAACAATATGAAAACAAGAACAAATAAAGAAATTATAGATAATGCTTATAAGGCAGGCGTTATAAGTGAAAAAGATATTCTTTTATTAAAGAGACGATTAAATAACAAATCGTTTGGAGATGTTAGGATAGTAAACGAAATTAAAGTTAGTGAGGAACAAAAAGAAAAGGGCTTAAAATGGCTACGAAATTTATATGTTTCTCCCACTGGAAAGATACGTAAAAATAACCCTTTTGGATGGCGGGAAATAACCATACTTGAATGTTCAAATGATAAATTGGAGGCTTATTTAACAGGTTTCTTTAGTATAGGTAATTTTTATAAATCATATATACCTATATATAAATATACAGACGGTAAAAACTCATTTGCTTATTACGTATTCGGCAAAGAAATAAGAATATTTAATTAAAACAATTACAGCTATGGTAACATTTGTAAGAGTAAACAACGACATCAACGGAAACCCGCGTTATGTATGTCACTTTTCAGACCTTTTGAATAAGAATGAATATACTTCTGCATTAAACAAAGTTTCAATAGATGAGGCGTATAATTTAGCTTTGAAAAAAGCTAAAAAGATAGGAGGCAAGAAATATCATTGCAATGGTTTCGGTGGTGGTATCGTGTTTCAATCATATAACCTAATAGACTTAAATAACAAAATTGAAAACCTAAAAAACGAGTAATAACATGAAACGTACAAAGATAGTAAAACGAACGGTACAAGTTTGTCGTGTATATGGCAATAGAGTTTATTTTTTCAGTAAGTAACAATTAAATATATATAGATATGAAAACAATAAAAGATAAAATAGCATGCTATTTTAATGGAATAGTTGACATTAAAGAAATGAAAAACGGATATACAGTATATACTAAAAATATATCGGTAACAAATAGCACTATAAACCGAATAAAAGACGAACTAAACTGTAAAGACATCCGTATAAGTGTAGGAAAATCGTCTAATCTATTAATGTATGAGTTGTTTTTTGAAAAGATAACAGACCGGATTAAAACGTTTGATGATGCTTGGGAGTATTGCGGGAAACCCGAAATTCCCACGTTTACAGGTGAACAAAAACAGATTCGATATTTTCAAGCTATTTTTCAAATGTCTATCATTGTAAAAGCGTTGAACGAAGGTTGGGAACCCGATTGGGATAATGCAGACGAACCAAAGTACTCTCCTTACTTCAATATGTCTCCCGCTGGTTTTGCTCTTATTGGTTCTGGGCGTTCTACTACATTGGCAACTGCGGGCGGAGCGTCTAATTTTAGACTAAAAACAGCCGAACTTGCCGAATATTGCGGCAACCAATTCATTGATATATGGAAAATTATACAAGAAGGATTTTAAAATTAACAGCCATGAAAGAAATAAATATAAAATTACCCTTATACAAGCAAGCGTATGTATTAGCGGAAAACTTTAAAGAAATTGGAATAAAATGTGTATATAACCATGCGAATAAAAAGGTATATTTATCATTGTTGAATGCGCCTACTTTTGTCGTTGGCGAACCTATGCAAATGACTTTAAGAAGGTGTTTTAATTCATTGAAAGACGTAAGAGATAACTTTCAAGAATACGCGAATGGGTATAAAAAAATGTATAAGATTGTGTACTCTAATAACATTGAGATGTTGGAATTTTTAAATAAACAAAAATAATAACTAACTAAAACAATACGAGTATGAAAACTAATAAATCAATGAGAGAACTAAAGAAAATGTTTTCGTTTATGACTGAGGAAGAAATCAAGTATAAAAACGAAAACAATACATACAAGACGGAACGAGGTATCTTAAACTTTTTGGCAAAGATAAATACAGAGTATGAAAAACGTGCTACTATGCCAAAAGTGAAACGGCTAGAAATAGAAATAGTTTGGGTAAAAAATTCAACTTGGGGTGTTATTCCGCACGCTTCAATGAGGTGGGAAGACGCAAACGGATGGTATTATGAAGGAAATGCGGCTACGGCTTCCGGATGGGGATATGATAAGGAAAGTACTGTAGTTGCTGAATGTTTTAATAAAGTATGTTCCAGCATGTTGTGGAATAAAAGACGTTCACGAAAAAAAGTGCCGTATGGGATTTATCTTCGTGGTTATTTCCCATACTTTGAAGGTGGCGTAGGAATGAGTTGTTATTCTTCAATCGCTGCTTTTTTAGGTGGAAAGATGGAACATGTCGCATGTACTAAAACATACGATAAATACGTATTCACATTCAAATAAGTAACAATCATGGGGCAGTATAGAAACTATGCGTATCACAATTACGAGATAAGCAAAGAGCAATATAATTACTTGCTACCTGTTTATGGTAGGGGTGCTTATGAAAACGTAATGTTGAAAGAAAGTATTTATAATAATCCGATTATCATAGAACGTTCTGATAAATACATGTTTTGCGGGACACCGGAAGACTACAAAGACATGTTAGAAAGATGTAAGTATTTATAAACTATAATATAATAAGGTATGAGCAATTTTGTATCATGGCGAAGGGTTTCTACACAAAAACAAGGGCGTTCCGGTTTAGGTTTGGAAGCTCAAAAAGAAATTATTGATTACTTTGTTGAAAAAGACAAAGGAATACTTTTAGCTGACTATGTGGAAGTATATACAGGAACGGAACTGTCAAAATGCAAAGAATTAAGTAAGGCAATACAGTTTGCAAAAGAACATAATGCAAAATTAATCATAGCAAAAACAGACCGTTTCCGTAATACTTTGGAAGCCCTACAAATTTATGAAGAAATTGGAGACGGGAAAATTATCTTTTGTGACTTGCCATCAACAGATAAGTTTACGCTAACCTTGTTTTTTGCCTTGTCTGAGCGAGAAGCGTTGATAACAAGTATAAGGACTAAAGCGGCTTTAGCTGCAAAGAAAGCACGCGGAGAACAAACGGGTGGAACAAAAGAATTATGGGGAAAGAACACCGGAGCGAACAGAACAGATACGATTTCCACCATACAACAATCATCATCAACGAAACGAAAAGAAAACGCCCGAAACAACGTACATAACGCCCAATTTTGGACGTTTATACAGAAATGGATAAGTTGTAAAGGTGAACCTAATAACGCTCAAATTTGGGCGCAAATAGCGTCTGAATTGAATGACTATAATTTTAAAACGGCTACCGGGATGGAATATAATGCCGTCCGTGCAGCCGCTATGTATCGTAAACTAAAAAAGATAATGCCATGAACAATAATAATACAGAAGGGAAACAAGTAAATATTTACTTTAGAAAAGTTTACCCAAATGAACGATACCAACTTAAAAAATATTCTGTCATACATGACATGTTCAACAATACAGATAATGATTTATTTGTGATTGAATTTATAGATACAAAGATGATTCATCCAAAGACTTTGGAATTGCAAGTTAAAAGAAACGATTTATACAATATAAATATCAAATAATATGAAAACAAATTGGACTAAAATAACAACGGGAAAACCGAATGGAAGAGAAACAGTTCTTATATGTCATAACGGCATATTCTTTGTCGGATACATATACTATTCTATGAAACATTATTGGTGGGGGATGCTTGATTCATTTCCCGGAAAAGTAATTATTAAAGAAGACATATTAGTAGATGATAGCGATTTGTGGATGAATATTCCAGCTATAAACGAATAATAAAGAAAGGAGAACAACATGGAAATATTAGATTTTATGGGTAGTGTATTGATGGGAATTGCAGTGTTTGTTTGGTTGATATGCAACGCTTTTAAACAATTAACTAAATAGTAGGATATGAACGAAATAGACTTGAACGATACCGTTACTGTAGAACTCTCAGAATGGGGAGCTACATATCTAAATGCGATGAATACCTTTAATAAAATGATTTCTCCAATAGAAGCCCACCCGTTTTATAAGACTAACTATAAAGCGGGTGATATTTACAAAGACCAGCTTTGGCATTTAATATTAGATTTCAAAGATGGAGTTAGAATTGACAAAGAGAAACCATTTAACAAGTTAAAGAAAGTGATTGATTAATACTATAAAGGAAAGAACAAGAATATGGAAAAATTAAAATCAGACATTGAAATAATTGATTATCTTAATCGTTTAGACTGGATTACAAAAGTAATGGTATATCCCAGTGAAATTGTTGGGGAAATAAATAAAGAGACAACAACTATCGATAGAAAAGATTTAAACCAATTAAATGCTCTTATTGATAGTGATTACTACATACTGCTTAATAGTAGGTTAATTTGTATCGAACGATTTAATGTATAACTTAAAATAAAAGAACATGTTTATAGTAATTAAAAGTAAAGGAAAGAATATCCGGTTGAAAGCGGATTCTATTCAAGAGTATAGCGTAGACGGTAAATCAGTAGTAACCGGATGGTATTATTTAACTATTGTGATTCGTGGTAAAGAACGTAAATTCTGCTGGGACACGGAACGAGAGATGAAAAAATACGTTCAGTATTTGGATAACAAACTAAAAGTTGAAGTAATATGAAAACATTGAAACTTTGTATTCTTGCCGGAATATTGACGATAGCATCAGCTTGCCAACATGGAAATGTAACATCTGATTCAGAAGAACAAATTGAATATGATGTATTAGTAATTGACTCATGCGAATACATTTTAGTACAATCTGTGACGTATGGCGAACTTTATGTAACCTGTGTTACTCACAAAGGTAATTGTAAGTTCTGCAAAGAAAGGAGGAATAATGAAAAGATGGGAAGACCATTATAAGGCAAGAGTTGATAATCGGTTCTATCTTAGAAGTTTCATTATCAAATACAAACGGTTTTTAGACGAGATAATTATCAATATCAAATCAATGCCGGAAAAAGGTATCGTTTTCAAAGAAGAAGGTTGTGGAATAGGAACGGTTAGTCGTGCTTTAAATGTGGAGATATACGATTTATGTAAAGCATTGGGAGTTGCCAAAGAATCTTATAACTTTGATATCTCAAAAGTAATTTGCACCGACATAGATAGAGATATGCTCACCTTATGTTGTGAAAATACATATAAGATGGAAGAGGGTTTATTAAGTTCTATTCCTTTCGCTTATCTCAAAGAAGATATTCGGCAAGCAAAGTTCTTTGAATATCCTACAGTGGTGGTTACGCATGGAGTATTAGAACATTTTGAAGATGAAGACATTATAGCTATTATGGAAACATATAAAGACCGAAATGTTCGCTTTCATGCACATTATGTACCTACTGATAAGTATGAAAAGCCATCCTTCGGAGATGAACGGTTAATGCCTGTATCAAAATGGGTATCTTTAACAAATCCAGATTATTACATTGTGGATAATGCCGGATGTGATTTGTATTTATTCTTTAATAACAAACAATAATAGTATGGAAATTGAAAGATTAAAGATAGGAAAATCATTACCATGCCCATATGGAATGGTTAATGTAATAGGCATACCAAAAATGATTGATGGTTATCTTTGCCGACAATGTGTGTGCTACAAAGGGTGTGCTTCTGATACAGAAATTTTTTGCAGCTATAATTTGTATAATCCTTTATTGGATTCAACGTGCAAAGAACAAGTAGATGTTACAAAACTCTTGGCAGATAAATATGTGTTAGACCAAAATTTCAATGATAAATCATCAAATGAAGACTGGGAACAGTTTACAGCAAGAAAGATGAGAGATGCGTTTATGGCTGGCTATAAAGAAGGAAAGGAGAGCAAATAGTATGTTTATATTTATATCTATGCTTATATTGGGTATTATAGCGATGATTGCAGGTGCGTTAAATGTTTTTTGTTCCTGTAAAGGAGATAAACGAGGATTGTTTGGAATAATATTCGTAGCCGCAGGAGTATCTTTTGTAATATACTCTTTTAATGAAGAATTTCGAAAGGGTGTAGTTAAAGATTATCTACGAGGGAGAATAACTGTAACTTATCAAGATGTATATCAAGATTCTCTCATCATAAGGAGAGATACAATAATTAATTTTTAAAAAGTAAACATTATGGAATTAAAAGTAGAAAAAAGAAACGCTATCAAAGCGTGGAAAGAAGGAAATGCAGAAACAAAGAAAGCATTGGAAAACTTGTACGGAAAAGAAGTATTCAATCAGAAAATCACGGACATAGTGAAGACATTTGATGATGCGTATGAAATGGCTGGAAGACCGAGAATACCGGATTTCTGCGAATTCTCCGGTGCTGACCGTTCGTTTTTTGAACACATGTGGAAAATGTCTATCATCGTGAAAGCGTTGAACGAAGGTTGGGAACCCGACTGGGATAATGATAACGAACCAAAGTACTACCCTTACTTTTACATGTCCCCGTCTGGCTTCGCTTTCTCTGTTACGTGTAACGCCTTTACGCCTGCGGCTGCGGGGT